CCCGTACTATCAACATACCAAACGAACTTAATTAATCTGAACTTTAACTCTATGATGTACTGGTACGATACTGCTACCAGGCTAGAGAGACTATACAATCTTCAGAAAGAGAAGTTAGACTTCTACTCAAAGATAACTGGTGTACAAGCTACTAATGTAGAGATCCTTCAAACTGCTTATGAGAATAAGCTGGCAATTGATAAGAAACTTAAGACTGATAATGAGAACGAGATGATAAAGCTCAATAAACAGATTAGAGGATTGAAAATAAAGAATACTATCCTAACTATTGGAATAGGTAGTTTAGCAGCTACTACAGTTTATTTTGCTGTTTTTAAATAAAGCTATTGCTTATATAAAGGTTCTTAGTATATTTGCATAAAACCAAATGTAACATGAACTTTAATCCTACAAGAGATTGGGTAGTGCTCCCAATCCCAAACAAGAAAGTAACAGACAGTGGTATTCTTCTATCAGATGAAGCTGCTAATTCACTAAAGTCTAATATTCTCCAGGCTGTAAAAGTCGGTCCTGAATGCAAGCAGGTTAAAGAGGGAGATACCGTATACGTGCACCCGCACACGGAAGGGGTGATTATTGATGTTGAGGGAACTCAGTATGTAATGGTAAATGAATTCATGCTTCTTGGGGTAATTAACAAGTAAAATAATGGTAGGGACAGTAACAATTTCCCTAGCTGACTTTGAAAGCCTTCGTAGACAAGCAGATTCAGGGAGTAAAGCAACAGAAGATATTGTAAAAGCTGCCAAGGAATTGGAAGTTTTTCTCTCTTTTCTAATAACTAGAGAGAATATCGATGAGCATGTTGAAGAGTTTAACAGTTACTCTAAAAGATGCAAGATTAAAATAGTCGAAGGCAGAGCTAAAATCCAAATTACAAATGAAGAACCAACAGAAAGTAAGGAGACTGGTTATCAAGACGGATACGACCCAGAAGTTTCTCCAGATATTTAACGGGATATTAGAGCTAACAGACACTGAACTTAAAGTCCTTGCTGAATTCATTAATTCTAGTGAGACAGTTAATCTTTGTTCTCCTGCTAATAAGAGAAAAGTATCTGAAGTTCTAGGAATTAAGGACCACAACACCCTTAATAATTACGTGAAAAGACTCAAAGATAAAGGAGCTATCACGCAAACTAAGAACGGGTACGAGTTAGCTGCTATCTTAAAGAGAGAACCTGTTGAAATCCACATTCTCCCAGTATGACACATGTATTCGTCCCCCCAACTAAGGTACTAACCTTCTTTTATATAGGGTATTACTCTCTAATGGTGATACAGAATGGGTATGGTGACGTAGAAGGACTACATTTAACAGAATTAATAGAACCAAACATAGAAGAAGTATGAGTCAGAAACCCCCATCATTCCTTAAGATGATTGCAAACTTTGCTAAAGCATCAGCAGAATATGTTGCAGCTGGAATGCCATCAGTAACCACAGAACAGTATGAGGAAAGAGTTGACATCTGTCACAATTGCCCTCATCTAATTGAGAAAACTAAACAATGTGGATTGTGTGGCTGTTACATTGAGGATAAAGCTAGCTGGCAAACAGCAAAATGCCCAGACGATCCATCAAGATGGCCTTCTATTATAATAGGAGGTAAAGGAAAGCCGATTAACCTTAAGAAATGAGTAAGGAAAAAGTAATTATACAAAAGTTAGCTACTAAGTATAACCTTCCTTTACAGAAAGTTGAGGAGATTGTCTACTACCAATTCAAGTATGTAGTCAATGTCATGAAGAAAGGGGACTTTGCTACAATTAGACTCCCATATTTTGGGGCATTCTCAGCTAAATCAGAGAGAATAGCCCACCTAAACGAGAAAACTAGACGGAAAAATGAAAGACTTGCTAACAATAAACAATAACGTAGTCATCCCATCCCCGTATGCACTGACTGTCACAGAATTCGAGAAGTTAACTACCAAAGAGTTAGCATTTATCTACTTTTTTGCAGATCATAGGTCTAGTTATGCAGCTTATGATGAAACTGAGAGAAGGGATAAGCTACTAGAGGAGTTAAAAGTCAAGTCTACCCCTAACTTACATGCAGGATTGCAGAAGTACAGGGAATTGTCAGAGACTCATGCAATTAAGCTTCTAAAATCAGCTAGATCTGCAGTTAACAAGCTAGAGAAGTACTTCAAAGACATCGATCTTACAGCTATGGACGAGAATGGTAAGCTTCTCTACCAAGCCAAAGACTTAGTTGCTAACTTATCTAAGATTGGGGAGGTAATAGAAGGCCTAGATAGACTAGAGGAGCTAGTACAGAAGCAGCAAGCTAAGGATAACCCTAACAGAGCAGGTGTCAAGACTAATAAGTACAGTGAATGATGTTTAAAGACAGCCATTTATTCTCAGAAGCAGCTAATCACTACATCGAGTATGGGTATTACACAGATGCCCTACCTGGTACTAAGCAATACTATGACTATTGGGATAGAGAACAGCATAGATGCATGCACGGGCATGAGATAAATGGGGTTAGGATATCAGGATTTCACTATTTTTACCTTAACTACTGTCCTATCGATAGAATTATAGATGAAGTACAGCCAGATGGGGAGACAATTTCACGAAGAGATAGGAGTTTTCCAGCCTTCTACGATGGGGATCATGAGTACTTTTCCTCGGTAGATAGGTGTAGAAGAGAGAATAAACACATGGTTGTGCTTAAGGCTAGACGTAAAGGTTTCTCTTACAAAGCCGCAGCTATGCTATGTAGGAACTACTTTCATATACGAAATAGCAAGAACTTCGTATTTGCATCAGATAAACAGTATTTGACTGGGGATGGTATGCTATCTAAGGCTTGGGATATCGTCTCTTTCGTAGATGATAATACAGCTTGGAGTCAACCCAGACTTATAGACAGGGAGATGCATAAGCAATCTGGATATAAGAAGAATGTAAACGGAGCTGACGTAACTCTAGGATTTAAGTCACAAATAATAGGGGTATCTCTTAAAGATGACCCAGATAAGATACGTGGTAAAGCAGGGGAATTGATATTCTTTGAAGAAGCAGGTTCATTCTCAGGTTTGTTAAAGGCTTGGGAGGTAGCTATGCCTACAATGAGGCAAGGTTCTAAGACATTAGGTACTATGATTGCCTTTGGAACTGGTGGAGAAGAAGGTCCTGGATTCGAAGGATTAGAAGAACTGTTCTATCACCCCGAAGCTTATGACTGTTTAGCATTTGATAACGAGTGGGATGCTGGGGCTATGGGAACTAGCTGTGGATTCTTCGTTCCTATCTATAAAAACTTAGACGGTTTTATGGATAGTGAGGGAAATAGCTTATCTAACGAAGCTATGGACTATGAAGAGACACAAAGGGAGAAGAAGAGGAAAGGTAATGACCCAAAGTCATATGATCAGTATATAGCTGAACATCCATTTACCCCACAAGAGGCAACACTTCAAGTAACAGCTAATACATTCGATGTTAACTCCCTAAAAGAACAGTACAATAGAGTGATAGCTAGTGACTTACATAAGATAGGGGTAGCTGGGGAGATGTACTACAATACTAAAGGAAAAGCAGACTTTGCCCCTAATTCTAGTGTTAGACCCATCTATAAGTTCCCACATAGACCAGATGACGATTTAACTGGGGCAGTAGTAATTTATGAAGCCCCGTTTAAGACTCAAGAAGATATAATCCCAAAGAATCTGTACATTATCTGTCATGACCCGTATGCACAGGGAAAGGCAACTAGTTCTATGTCGTTAGGGGCAGCCTATGTTATAAAGGTGCCTAACAATCTATCTAAGCCAGATGATATTATAGTAGCTTCTTATATAGGTAGACCTGCAACTCAGGATGAGTATAACAGAAACCTATTCATGCTAGCAGAATACTACAATGCTAAGATAGGATTCGAGAATGACCGAGGAGAAGTAATAGCTTATGCTAAAAGATTTAGAAAACTACACTTACTGCAAGAAGAATTCGAGATGTTGGATAAGAGAGAGTTACGATCTAAGAACGTAAAAAGGCAGTATGGTATGCACATGACTGAGCAGAGAAAAGCTCAGGGTGAACTTTATATACGAGATTGGCTAATTAGTGGCAGGGGACAGAACGAAGATGGGGAAATAACCCTTAACTTGCAAAAAATTTATGACCCTGCTCTTTTACAGGAGTTGATTAAGTTTAATAGGAAAGGTAACTTTGACCGTGTTATGGCACTCATGGTTGGGATGTACCATACTAGAGAACTTTATAACAAGGAGTTAAGTTATAATGACTCCGATAACTCAAGTAATGAGTGGTTTGACAAGGTTTATAGGTAGTGTCATATTAATAATAGTATTGATAAAACACTAGAATTTTCTAGGCTACTGTAAAACAAAACTAATTTTGTATTAATGTTCGGACAAGCATCAATTCCAAAGCAAAGAATCCCTCTTAATCAGAAGAATAAAGAGTGGAGAGAGAACTGTGTAGACGCATTCATTAACCTATCAAAGTTTGGTATAAGTGAACGACGCAGTTACCTTAAATCTCTATACGACTATTATAACGGAGTTATAGATGAAGAGGACTACAACTATGTTCTTAAGCCTTATGGTAAGACTAGAAGTCACTTCCCATCTAAGCTTAGAAATTACCCGATCATTAAGCCTATCATAGACCTTCTACTTGGGGAAAAGTCTAAACGTCCATTAGACTACACAGTAACTGTACAGAATGCAGACTCTGTAAGTATCAAAGAAGAGGCTCTTAAAAATCTACTTCTTGCTAATCTAAAAGCTCAGTTCCTTGCAGAATTGGCTAAGCAAGGAGAGATTGATTACGAAGCAGAACCCCCACAACTGCCTAAGCAAATAGCAGATGAATTCAATAGAACTTATGTAGACTCTAGAGCAATTGCTGGACAAGCTAGCTTAAACTACATCATGTACTATAATGAAATCTATGATAAGATACAGAAACAATTCTTCCATTTCCTTGTAGCAGGAGAATGCTATTCACATAAGGGAGTTAGAAGAAACGAACCTTTTTATGAAGTTATCAATCCACTAGATGTAGACTATGACAAAGATCCAGACATTGATTTTGTTGAAGATGCAGACTGGGCAATACTTAGAAAATATTCTCATGCATCCACTATCATTGATGCTTATGGTGAATACTTAACTCCTGAACAAGTATTAGAGCTCGAGTCCCCAACACATACATCTGCAGAAGCCTACCTTTTATATAGAGCAGAAGCTAGTGGTGCAGATGATAATATCTATCGTAATAGATTAATTGAGATTATATCAGTCTACTGGAAGAGTAGAAAGAGAATAGGTTTTGTAAGTTACATTGATCCTCTTACAGGTGTCGAAGAAATGTTTGATGTAGAGGAAGAGTATAAGTTACCACAGGAGTTAAAAGACCTAGGGGCTAAGATAACTTATGAGTGGGTCAATGAGGTTTGGGAGGGTACTAGAATTGATCGTAGATTCTACATTAACATTCGTCCTTACCCAAACCAAAGGGCTAGCCTGGATAATCCATCTAAGTGCAAGCTCCCAATTAATGGAAGAAAATACTCAGATATTAACTCTCAGAGTGTTTCTCTAGTAAGCTTAGGTATTCCATACCAGCTTAACTATAACATTTACAAATACCGTCTTGAACTGGCTATAGCTCGTAGTAAAGATATCATTGCTCAATTTGACATTAACATGATCCCTAAGAACTGGGACATGGATAAGTTCATGTACTTTGTAGAGGGTACAGGTATTGCTTGGGTAGATTACAACAAGGAAGGAATTCAACTATCTCCTCAGCATCAGTCTGTATTGGATATGTCTATCAAGACAATATCTCAATACCTTACTCTTCTAGAATCTATTATGATTGAGTGGGAGAAAGTTAGTGGAGTGACTAGGCAGAGACAGGGCCAAATGGGTACCTATGAAGGAAAAGCTACATCTCAGCAGAGCATTGTTCAATCTTCGCACATTACTGAAGATATCTTTAGAAAGTTCTCTCACTTCGAGCAAAGAGAACTCCAAGGCCTTTTGGACTACTCAAAGGAAGCTTGGCTTAACGGAAAGAAGGCAATGTATGTAATGCCTGATGGTTCTATTAATCAAATAGATCTAGAACCAATAAAGCATATGGAGTCAGAATACGGAATCTTTGTTTCTGATGCTGGCAAAGACATTGAGAAGAAACGTCAAATTGAAGGATTGGCTCAGTCTATGATTCAGAATGGCTTGCCAACTTCTGCTGTAATAAGTATATTTGAAAGTGAGAACTTCTCTCAGATTAAAGACAAAGTAGTTCAAGCTGAAAAAGCAGCTCAGGAATTGCAGCAAGCTCAGCAACAAGCAGAGCAAGAAATGAAGCAGCAAGAGTTAGAGATGAAACAGCAGGAAGTTGAAAGAGGATTTATTGAAAGAGAAAAGGATCGTCAACTTGAAATAGAAAAGGCTCTTATATCTGCTGAAGCTAGTGAGAAAGGAAGTAATGCTAATCTTGAAAAGATGATGCAAGATTTTCAAATTAAGCAGCAACAGTTGGCTCTTAAAGAAAGAGAACTAGATATAAAGGCAAATCAAACTAATGAATAACTCAACTAGAAGGGAATTACTTAATAAGTCTAGATCTATAGGATATCCTGGAAATATCCTAGAGGTTTTTAGTGCTTATGACCAAGGTAGAGATCTTCTATCAGAGTATACTGCAGAGCAACAGGCTAATATGCAAGTTGCTGAAACTCCACAAGAACAAGAACAAGGATTACGACCTGCACATGCAGCTGGAAACGTAGATCAATCTATGGCCTTCCCTAATATTCAACCTGGGCAGAGTTTTAGTACTGAGGGGATGAAAATCCCTATCAATATAGATAAGATTGATAATCAAGGTAACTTAGTAGAGTCTTATAAGTCTGTACCTCCTGGGATACAAAACTTTCCAACTGGTCCATATGCAGGAACAGTAATAGAATCACCTGCTAAATCATATGCTAGTGGAGGTCCTAACATAGGAGGAATGCCTATGCCAACTCTTCCTCAAGAAGAACCTCAGCAAGAAGAAGCTCCTCAAATGCTTGAGCAGCAACCTCCTATGCATACTAACATGCATACCCCTGGAAGTTTAGGAAATCACATGTATCCTTTCATGAAAAAGGGTCAAAGTGGAGAAATGTACTACGATGCAACAGCTCAAATGCAAGAAGATCAACCGATAGAACCCATGCAAAATACCTATTTCAAGGGGGGTTTAAGGAACAGAGTGCGATATAATAAAGCTAAGTATAAAAGATAAATTTATACTTTCGACCAAAGTACTTACTAATATATTTGTAATATGGCAACCAAAGAACAGAAATTAAACATTGCAGACATCACCTTCGACGATTTTATTGGTGATGGCTTAACTACTACAGAGGATTCTAAAGAGACCTCTGAAAACCTTGACACTTTAGAAGATGAACCAGAGGATACGGCTGATTCTGATGATGATGCAGATACTCCCGATTCTGACGATAATGATAGTGAAGATACTACTGATGAAGATGATAACGAAGATTCAGAGGGTAACGAATATGAAGAGTCAGATGAGGATACATCGATTGCAGAATCTATTGCAAAAGCTTTGGGGTACGATATCGAAAACAACTACGAGGATACTGAAGAAGGTCTGGTAGAGTTTACTAAAGATATTGCTCAGAACATTGCAGAAGATCAAATCAATGAATTGTTTCAACAATTCCCTCTAGTTCAGAAACATCTTGACTTTGTAATGGCTGGTGGAGACTCTGAGAAGTTCTTCCAAGCTTACAATCCTAATCTGGATTACAGCCAGTATGAGATTGACAAAGGAGATATTAGAACCCAAAAGGCTTTCGTATCTGAATACTTTAAGACTAAAGGGCATGACGAAGAGTTTATCAAAGACATGCTCGAGGATTATGAAGATTCAGGTAAACTCTATGACAAAGCTACAATTGCTCAAAAGCAACTAGCTAATGTTCAAAGAGAAGAAAGAGAAAGACTTGTAGAAGAACAGAAACAAATTCAAGCTCAAACTGCTAAGCAGCAACAAGAGTTTTGGGAGAATGTAGCTAATGTTATTGATGAGGGTAAAGAATTTGCTGGGATCCGTATCCCTGAGAAAGAGAAAGCAAAGTTCTTCGATTATATATCGGCCCCTATTAATAAGAATGGAGCTACTAAAAGAGATGAAGATTATGCTAATGCCGAACTTGAGGTCAAACTAGCAGTTGACTATTTGATGTTCAAGGGCTTTAAGCTTAACGATATTATTAGCACTAAGGCTAAAACTGAAAGTGCTAGAAACCTTAAAGAGAAGTTGATTAACCAGCAAGAGAGGGTTAAGAACTACGGAAAGGTTGATAAGAAAATGACAAAATTTGATCCAGACAAACTGGATATGAAGAGGCTGTTTGAATAAACTCAGACAACAATTAACTTTTAAAATTATATAGATCATGGCACTAATGCAAGTACTTAAGACTTACTATAATGATGCACAGATGACTGACACTAACTCGTTGGTTAATGCACTTATGGAACGTCCAGCGGAGCTCTCTCCGATTATTACTCATTTGGCTGGTCGTGAGGAGAAAAAATTCCCGTTGTCTTTCTTGACAGAAGGTGTTGGTAATACTCGCTCAATTGACCGTTATGAGTACGAATACCGTGTTAAAACACACGAAATTAATGTTCGTCCAGTTATCGCAAGTGTTGGAAACGGCACAGGTGGTGCTGCTTTTACCCTTACTTTCCCTGATAAGTGGTTCATTTTCCCTTATACTTTGGTATCTCAGTCTGGTACACTAGCTCGTATTATGACTGAGCCAGTAGCTGATGGTGCTGGTTGGAAATACACTTTGAAGATTGTATCTCCAGATGTTCCAAACGTAGCAGCAGCTGATCTAGTTGATGGTGCTCTTTGGGGTATGTTGTATGCTAACGTGGGTATTGACTTCTCACGTGGTAATGCATCTAACTGGACTGCTCCAGGTCTTGTTCGTTCTAAGATTGGTACTGTACGTAAGTCTTACCATTTCTCTGGTAACGCTAAAGATTATGTAGCTCAGTTCGAGTTGCCTTTGAAAGAAGGTTCTAAGACTAAGTTGTGGATGGATTACGAAGAGTACCGTCACATGCTTAAGTTCAAAGAAGAATGTGAAATGTACTACTGGTATGGTCAGAAGACTCACGATGCTAATGGTGTTAGCACTATGCTCGATGAGAACGGCCAACCTGTAATCTCAGGTCCTGGTTTGCTTGAGCAAATCATCAACAAAGACACTTACTCTACTCTTACTCAAGCTAAACTTGAGGAGACTATCGGTGATTTGTTCTATGGTATGACTGATGCTACTGACAAGCAAGTTACTTTGTACACTGGTATCGGTGGTGCTCGTGAATTTGACCGTGCACTTAAGTCTTACTACTCTGCTAATCCTTATCTTCAAACTACCCAGCCAACCTTCATCACTGGTTCTGGTCGTAGCTTGGGTATTACTGGTTACTTCACTACTTATGAGCACGTAGATGGTCATAAAGTAAACGTAGTTAAGTCTCCTTTGTTTGATCACGGTCCTGTGGCTCAAGCTTCTAAGAAGCACCCAGTATCTGGTCTTCCACTCGAGTCTTATCGTATGGTGTTTGTTGACCAGTCTACTTATGATGGTGAGAATAACCTTCAGATGGTAAACAAAAAAGGTCGTGAAATGCTCCGTTGGTGTGTAGCAGGTTCAGTAGTTCCAAAAGGATTCACTGAAACTGACACCAGAGCTAGTGATATAGACGGTGCTTCTGTGCACATGTTGAAGACTGCTGGTATCCTACTTCGTCGTTTCGATACTAGCTTGGATCTTCAGTGTAACGCATAGTAGTTTATTTGGTTTGCACTAAAAAGGGGGGTAACCACTCCCCCCTTTTAAACATAAAACCCTAGGTTATTCTTTCTCCTAGGCTTAACTAAAGCAAAAAGAACATTATTATGGATAAGAAAATTTTTATTAGAAGAAAAGAGGTTCTAAACCACCTTCCAAAGGAGATTAGAGCTGGAGCTAAAGTTAAAATTGGATCTATTTTTATAGACCGTCTCCCACTCAAAGGAGTAGATGGAGAAGAGGAAGCTAAATTATTGAAAGGAATTATAGATGTTCCAGCAACTCACCAAGATTGGCCAGCAAAGACTAAAGATTTTTGGGCTAGCCTTAGCTTAAAAATACCTTTCGAGGGAGTTGAATTGAACATTGGTACCCATGATGATGGTACCCCAGTAAGTGCAATGGATTATATTTACTGGAAATGGTGCATGAAACATAGACAAGTAGCTATTTCTGAAGAAGAAATGAACACAGATTCAAGCAAAAAGTTCTATATTTATGACCCACAAAAGGACTTGTTGAAGAAGAACGAAAAGGTACAAGTTAAGAAAGATGCTGACAAGGAGTTTATTAAACTCAGTGGCAACATGGATAAAGTTAAAATGTTGACTAGAGTTCTTATGGGGACAGACCCAGAAAGACTTTCGTCAATGGAACTTGAGAATAACCTGTACGACTATAAAGAAAAGAATCCAGAGAGGTTTTTAAAATATAGTCTAGATGATAACCTTGAATTGAGAGCTGAAATTGAAACTATGGTTGAAAAGTCAGTTCTTCGTAAGATTGGAAACCAACTAATCTACGAGGATGAGACAATCGGAGAGGATATCAAAGATGCAATCGTATATTTCAAAAATAAGAAAAACTCAGGTCAAGTAAATATCATGAGAGCTAGACTCCAAGAAGTGATATAAATGACTGTAAACGAGATGCATATAGCTGTCAACCTGGGGGTGCAAAAACTTGCATCCTTCCAGGCTGACAACCTCTTACCTGAGGAAATTGATCATGAGTTAAATCTCTCTGTTATGAGATTCATAAAGCAGAGATATAACCCTAGTTCTAATAGACAGGGTAAAGGCTTTGAGCAATCTCAGAAAAGGATAGATGATTTAAAGCATCTTGTTAGCACTCAAACAGGAACTACTGCATCTTTTGGATATGCAGGAGATACATTAGGAGGATACATATACACTGCTAATAATAGTAATATCTATGTAGATAGATATACTCTCCCGCTAGATTACTTGTTTCTAGTAAACATTACTGCTCAAGTGTACTATGAGTGTAATGCTTCTATTTTTCCTAAGTATACTCCAAATTTTGTAAATTTATATACAGCTGAACTAGATCTTACTCCTCCACTTCCTGGATACTTTTTAAGTATGATTGAAAGATGGGATACAGCTAGCAACAACTGGACACAGATTACAAACGTACCATTAGGAGAAGAATTAACTAGAGACTTACTTATTAATCAAACTACATATTTCAATATACCTAGTTTAAAAGCTACTATCAATGATCTTCGTGTTGGAGCATTAAATGATACTGCTCAAGGAAATAGTGTAATAGATAGTAATACTTTATATTTAGAAAGATATAATGCTCCATTTGAAACAGATCCTAATACAGGATATTACTTAAGACTTACATGGTTAGATGATACGGGTCCATCTAATGCTATCTATGTTTCTATTAATAAATATATATACTTTCAAACTTCTACAGAAAGAAGAGCACCTACTGCTAGCAATAGATTAAGCTACTGTAAGTTTGCTCAGCATGATGATATTATTGCAATGATGGATGACCCATTTAATATCACAGATTATAGGTCTCCAATTTATACAATTAGAGAAAATTATATAGATATCCATACGGATAACACATTTGTTGTCCCTAATGTATTTATTAACTATATTAGAAAACCTAAGAACATTTCACTAAGTACTGGAGTAGGTTGTGAATTACCAATTCATACCCATGACGAGATTATTGAAATGACTGTAAAGAGCATACTTGAGGGCTTTGAGTCCCAAAGGTATCAATCACAATCAATGGAAACATTTGAAAGTGAATAATTCAAATAATGTGTTTAACGCCTAAAATTTAAAAAAAATGGCACCTCAAAATTTAAATCAGGTATTTGTAGCTAACAGTGGAGTTTTGTTGGATGACGCTGAAGCTTTTAATACTGCAGCAGCTGTAACAGCATCTAAAGTTGGTGTGTGGAATCTTGGAATTGCTACTCCAGCATACATTGATATCACTACTCCTGCAGATATGATGTCTTTGCAAGGCCCTATTCAAATTGTACAAACAATGCCTTCTGGTAGTTTGCCTATTGCTTCTCCTATTATCGATATTAAAGATATTAAGAGAATTAAGCATACTCCTGCAGCAGCATCTGTAAGACATTCTGCAGCTATTAATGTTGGTAATCCTACTACTGGAGATAATGTTATGGTTCGTATTGCACTTCGCACTGCACCTACAGCTTATGCTAATTACTACCAAGATGGAACTGCTGTTGATCTTTCTGCATCAAATACTCAGTTTCCTCTAATTGGTAATTTCTCTGCAGGTCGTATGATCTTCAACATTGAAGTTACTGGTGCTGAGCATGCAGCTGCTGAAGCAACATTGTATGATAAAATCATTGAAAAGCTTCAGGCTAATCAAACCCTTAATGACTTGTTCAGTACTACTGATAATGGTACTGATATGGTAATTGCTGCACGTCACGCAGGAGTTGTATTTGATGTTACTATTGCTTATAGCAGTGGAACTAACACTGGAACAGCTTTGACTGCTCCAACTATGACTGGCTTTGATGCTGGTGCTGGTAACTACTGGCAAGTACTTTCTGACGAAAAATCTTGTCGTTCTAAATATGGCAATTTTAACAGAATGTATTTCCCATACAATTTCCCAACTTTTGCTCAAAGTGGTACTAGTTACGATGTTGTAGAAATTCAATATGCTCACGCTCATCCATCAGATACTGGTATCGCTAGAGCAGGTGAATTGAATACTATCAAGATCTATATTGTAGATACTGCTGCTGGTTCGACTACAGCTGATACAGTATTCCTTGGAGCATCAGCTGCTAACTGGGGTGCTACTGCAACAGAAAGATTGTTCTAATCTAATTAAATTGAAAAGTAGGGGAGCAATCCCCTACTTTTTCTTATCTTTACACAAACTATAAGCTAATGCCAGCTAGAATCGAGTCTATAACTATTTCTCCAAACGGAAAGAATATAACAACAGTAGTAAGTGGTATTCCTACTAGTGATAAGCTTACGTATTACAACTACACTACTACTACTAACTATGCAAGTGCTACAATAGCCTCAGACGCTAATGATATTCTAACTTGGAGCTTAGATTCATCAGCTGCTGGAGAAATATTTAATGGCATAATTAGTATGACATTAGAAAGTACTGGAGCTAGTAGTTATGTAGTTGGAACTACAGAGATAGATTGTTGTATAGCAGGTTTAGTAGAAAGAGGCATTACCTGCACCTGTCAATGTGATAGGTGTGATGAAGACTTAAGAACTGCACAAAAGATAAGTCTACTTGTACAAGGAGCTAAACATGCTGCTTTTACTCCTGCTAATATTACAGATTCAATCCTTAAATACGATAAAGCTAAAAGCTTTTGCACTGCAACATGTGCATGTGGCTGTTAATATACTAACTGATGGCAATTTGTAGAACCTGTTCAACTGATGGTATAAGCACTCCGTGTGACGGAGCAGTCATAACTATTTATGATGCAACTACTAGGGAGTTTTTTGAAGTAATTCCTATAATACAAGCATCAAGTGATGGTACTACTTATTATTATAGATTTACTTATCGTACTACAGAAGGAGAATTTAATTATACAATTTATTCAAGAGATTCTGGAGTAAATTGGATATTTATACAGGATAGTAATCAGATAGCAGGTGCAACTGCTATTATTCCAGCAGGAGGATCATGTCCCCCAGAAGGTGTATGGACGCCAACAGGAGATTTAAAACTTTGGGTAACAGAAATAGAAAATCAACTTATCCCTACAGAAAGTTTAGATCCCGCACTTACTTGTATATCATCGGCAAATGTTCCCAGCACAGCTAATACTTTAGATTACGATACTGTTCTTGCTAACTTTACAAGTTGTTTTAACACTAAAGTTACCACTTATTATAACAAAATATCTGGAGGAGTTCCTTGTGATAATCTGGAACTCACTAAAATGCAACTTATTCTCAATCTTTTAGATAAGAAAGATTGTGATTCCAATGCATTAGAATGTCTTTACAATAGAACTCCTCTACCTGGAGTACAGTTCCAGGCAATAGAGACACTACCGTATATAACAACTGTATTTGCAACACCATATGACTACTCTAAAGTAGAGACTACAGGAGACTTTAGAGAATATAAAGGATATACTGTAACAGTAACTAGAGCAACAGGACAAGATGTAAGTCATACAATAGTAGATGTAGAGTATGTAGCAGGTACTAATATCAGTACATTTACTATATCTCCAGCAGGAGAAGCACCAGCTTACTCAGCTTTAGTTGCAGAACTATCAGCTCCAACCTATACCTCTACTACATACTTAGAGACTTTTTTAAACTTTGCAAATAAATACTGTGCAGATTGCATAGTAACCCCAGATACTATATCATTAACTGGTGGTGGAACTAAAGGAAAAGCACCAGTATCAGCCGATCTAGATCCAACAGCAGACTACCTTACTAAAGAAGGAACTGCTACAGCAAATGTATTAATTTACTTAGAAAGTGAGTTCCCAATCAATTTAATATAAAAACATGTCTACAATCTCAGCCTTAAATACATTAGTTAAATCAGGAGTAGTTGCTACAGACTATCTGTTAGTAGCTAGAACTAGTCCTGTAGGAAATAACAGATTTGTACTTCAAGATCTGTTTCCTAGTGTTAACACTGTTGGTACTTCTAGTGAAACTCTAGTAATCAATGTAACAGATAAGAACACTATTAACTTTAAGGGAATTAAATCACTAAGCAATTTGCTTACCGTATCTACAGCTAGTAGCAATATTACTTTACAAGTTAATCCAGCAAACATTGATTTATCTACTTGTAATAACACTACATCTGGATTCCTAAGTACAGTAAGCTTAACTACTAATGTAACTGGAACATTGCCAGTAGCTAATGGTGGTACTGGAGCTACTACTCTAACTGCTAATGGTTTAATTCTTGGTAATGGTACAGGTGCCTTTACTAGTTTGGGAGCTGCAACAAATGGTCAAATTCCAATTGGAAGAACTTCATTGGGTCCTGTGCTAGGAACACTAACAGCTGGTTCTAACATTACCATTACTAATGGACTTGGAACAATAACTATTGATGCTACAGTATCTTCAGCTAGTTCTAGCTTCAACATGAACGGATATAACTTATTCGGTTCAAACTGGATTAGTGGAGATGGTGCTAACGAAGGAATTAACATCAATTCTAGTGGTAGAGTATTCATAGGAGCTACTACCCCAGCTAGTACTTTCCACGTTGGGGATTTGAACATTAACCAAGATATTTACCTCAATGGTTCTATTCCACAGGTAATCCAGGGAACTACTGCTTCTTCTCCATCAAGTCTTACAATTGCAGCATCTACTGCTACAGCCGCTAATGCTGGTGGAACTCTTTATTTAAGAGGAGGAAACTCAGTAGGTATTAACCAAGGTGGATCAGTTATATTTAATACTGGTAATCACGACGGTACTGGTACTTCTGGGGACTTTGAATTCTTTGGATATAACTCTTCAGCAGTAGCTCAGAGAATACTTACTCTTAAAGGAACTAGCAGATATGTAGGTATTACTAATGCATCTCCATCTGCCCCACTCGATATTAAGCAAGATGATTCTGCAGCAAATGTCCCAGTTTTAGAACTTGAACAGCTTGACACAGACGAATCTTTTATTAACTTTGTCGGTACTAGTGGTGTAGCTAGTGCTAACTCGGTATCTAGTTCAACAGGAACAGCTGGTAATAAAGTTGGAGCAATACGAATTAAAGTTAATGGAGTTGTTAGATGGATTAGACTCCATGATAGTGCAGAATAATTTTTTATAAATAAACCAAATAATCATGATTAATTCAAAAGAAAAGTATGGTACACATGTTACCGCTACTAACAGAGAATTTTTGAACATTTTTAAAACCCTTAGTGACACTAGGTCAGTAAAGGGAGTTAATTACGCTAAGGCAGTTATCAAGAATCTGCAAGTTATTAAAGAGCACTTGCAGCCTATTGAAGAAATGGCTTTGCCATCTGAGGAGTTCATTGAACTTTCTGTAAAAGCCCAAGAGTTTATTAATAAAGAAGACTCTGAGGGACTCGAAAAGTTTGAAAGTGAAAACAAAGAACTGATTGAGAAAAGAAAGAAGCAAATGGATGAAGTCAATGCAAAGCTTGATGAGATAACTACGGTAGAGCTTGTAATGATTGAAGAAAAAGTTTTACCAGAGGACATCTCAGCTGAGCAAATTGAAGCTCTGATGAAGATCATCCAATGACAATAAAGAAGCTTGTTGAAGAACTAAAAGTTAAACCAGGTTACTTAAAAAGTAGCCCAACCAGAGTAGCATCTAGATTTAAAGTATCTGTTGATGTTGCTATAAGAGCTATCAGGGAGGCTAAGCAACTAGGAAAAACAGTTGACAGTCTCCCTGATTTAGCTAATTCAAATAGTAATTATAATGTAATTACAGAATTTGAACAGTATTTAATTAAGAACCAGATCTCAAAAGAGGATGTATCCTCAGTTAAGTTCTGGCAGACAATGGGAGGAGAGCAACGGTTCTCCGTCGTAACTAAATCTGGATTATCTGTTGAAGAGGTTAAAAAGGAAATAGAAGAGTTTGCAGCAAACTATAGCCCAAAAGTATTTAAGCAGACTCCTCCACCAGACTCAAAAGATGCAGTAGCTTACGAAATATCCCTACCTGACATACATTACGGAAAACTTACAGATCTTTCTATTGAAGGAATGGAGGCCCAGTTTTTAGACACTATACAGAGTCTAATGTATAAGGCCAAAGGTTTAAACATTCAGAAGATCATCCTTCCTATCGGGAATGATGGATTAAATTCAGAAGGTTTAAGAATGACCACAACCAAAGGAACTCCACAGCATGATGCTATAGGATGGAGAGAAACCTTTAGAGGATACTGTGAATTAGTTGTTAGAGGTATTGACTATCTCAAAAAGTTTGCACCCGTAGATGTTATTGTAGTATCAGGGAATCACGACTTTGAAAGAATGTTTTATGCAGGGGACTTTATAAAAGGCTGGTATAGAAATGACAAGAATGTCACAGTTAATAACAGCAGTGCAAGTAGGAAGTATATAGAATTCGGGGTAAATATGATAATGTATACTCACGGAGATAAAGAGAAAGCTTCTGAAATGCCTCTAATTATGGCAACTGAGAAACCAGAGATGTTTGCCAGATGCCCAGTTAGAGAAGTACATTGTGGCCATTTGCATAAAGAAATGGTAAACGAGTACAGGGGAGTTAAAGTAAGATTTATCCCCTCCATTTGTGCTAATGATGACTGGCACAAAACTATGGGATACGAGTCATTGAGAGTAGCCCAAGGATATATTTGGAGTTATGAGAATGGCTTAGAAGGATACCTACAAAGTAACGTGAAATGATTAACTACAATAACGATACTGATGATGATGATTTTGAAAGATCTATGGATGAATTCTTAGAGAAGGTTGCATCTATAGATTCTTGCTATAATAATGGATATAAGCTTATTACTAACAAAAGAACTCTAGCAGAGTTAACTGAAGAGAAACTTGTAGTAATATTCCCTTTTAATCCAAAACAAAGAGAATCATTCTTGAAAGTAGCTGATCTAATGATTAACTACTTTGCAAGTACGGAAGAATATGAAAAGTGTGCAGACTTAGTAAAAGTAAAAAAAGAGATAGAAAATAGTAATAGTAACTAATACTGTAAGTAATGACATTAGATGAGATTGCATATAACCTGCTGAATGCCTTTAGAGGAGGTAGATCATCGCAGGATGAGAATATCTCTTTAGACCAAATTAAGTTCAACATTAGGCACTATCGTGCTGTATTCATTCGTAGAGACTATGCTCGTAATGGACTAATTACTAGACACCTAGAGCAAGACTTAAGATGTGTACAACTAGAGAAAGTTGACATGTCTAAGTGCTGTAACATCACTATTGACTGTCCTGCCTATAGAACAGTTAAGAAAATTCCAAGAACTGTACGATTTAACTTCGAAGAAGCTATCACCTATGTAGGAGATATCACTGGTACTAACAGATACCAAATGATTAGACCTTACGAGGTACCTTTCATTGCATCAGATAAGTTTACTAAAAATAATCCTAAAGCTTACATGATTGAGGATTATCTTTATATCCTCAATAATAAAGGGGCTGACTATGTCAACATTAGAGGTGTGTTCGAATCTCCTGAAGAGGCTTCTACTTTTAGTGATTGTTCTGGTGCTCCTTGTTATACAGATGCTTCCGAGTTTCCTATGCCTATGGATATGGTACAGGCTATTACTCAGGGAATGATGTCTGGAGAACTTAGACTTTTAGCTGGTACTTTACCAGATATAACTACAGATAGAATGCAAGATGCAAGCCCAAACATACCTAATGCCCAACCACCGCAACATCCTCAACAGATATAACAATGGCTAAATCACCTGCTTGGCAACGTAAGTCTGGCAAAAATCCTAAAGGAGGATTGAATGCCAAAGGAAGAGCTTCTTATAGAGCAGCTAATCCTGGGTCTAAATTAAGTGCCCCACAACCTGGAGGAGGAAAAAGACGAGATTCATTCTGCAATAGAATGTGTGGAATGAAACGTAGACTGACTAGTGCAGCTACTGCTAATGATCCTAATTCACGAATCAACAAATCCCTCAGAGTTTGGAGATGTGGGAGTTGTTCAAACTGGTAAACTATGAAACACTTTGATATAGACGAGATGACAGATCAATTGGAATGGGTGGGGCTGAATGCTATATGGGCAGGATGGACTTGGGCAATGCTAACTAACTCTATAACCTGGATACTAGGATTTATAGGGGCAATTACACTTATTTGGTTTAACATAGAACGTGCTTTGACTGCTAGAAAACAAAGAGCCATGTTCGATAAAAAATTACAAGACAATGAAGAAAATGCTTAAAAGAGCTGATGGCTCTAAAAGTCGAAGAGGTCTCTGGGATAACATCAGAGCTAAAGCCGCAGCTAATAAAAAGTCAGGCAAGAAAGGTAAAGCTCCTAGTAAAGACATGCTTGAGCAAGAAGCTAAGATTAAAGCTGAGATGAAAATGGGAGGTGACTGGATGCAAGGTTCTAAAGAACTTAAGTTTGGTGGACCTACTAAATACCAAACTGCAGGTGTCGATGGGACTGTAACTCCTACTTATACTAAGTTTACTGTTACTCCAACAGAACCTGAGAAGAAAGAAAAAGCAAAACTATCAGGAGAATCTAGGGGTGGTAGAACAGCTGGATCAGGTTCAAACTTTGGGCAAAAAGATATATGTGTAGGAAAAGGTTGTGATAAAGTAATAGCTGCAGGTTCTAATGATGCAGGTTACCAGGGTAAAGGAGCTACAGGTCTTTCTACAAAACCACAATATGCAGATAGATTAGCTAATCTAACTGAGGAAGAAAGAATTGCAGGAATTGAAAATAAAGCTAAATACGATGCAATAGCTGAGGCTAGTATAGCTGATAGAAAACGAGAAGCTTTTATAAGAAGTGGTAAAGGAATGAGAAGTACTGGAACAGAGGATACTTCAGAAGCTCTATTTACTAAATACGATTATAAACCAAATTTTAGAGAAAGTCTAAAAAAATTCGGGGGTAAAAGAAAATCTAATAAGAAATAAAATGAAATCAAAGAAGTCACTATACAAGAAAGGATCTTTTATGGAAGATCCTAAAGAACTGGAATTTGGTAAATTGTCAGTTAAAGCAGGTATTGACAAGAATCCTGGTGTTAGTGCTGCAGATAAAATTGCAGGAGCTAAAATGAACTCTGGTAACAAAAAGATGATGGGTGGCAAAATGGACTACAAGAAAGGTGGTAAGTCTATGAAACCAGGTGGTGGTGGAAGATTTGCTGCTATGGTTGGCAAACTTAAAGGCCAAGGTAAATCAGAAGATTCTGCTAAAGCTATTGCTGCTTCTATCGGAAGAAAGAAGTATGGCAAGTCTAAGTTCCAAGCTATGGCTGCTGCTGGAAAGTCTAAGAAACAAACTGGAGGTCCCGACGAAGAAACAGGTAGAGCTGGCAAAGTTCAAGCCCGTGCTGAAAAAGTAATGGGTAAAGCAAAAGCTTCATGGACTAAAGCTGAAGCTACTAAGTCATTCGATAAAACTAAGGAAGCAAGAAACTTTGCTCAAGATGAATTCGGAATGAATGCAGCTAGAAAAGCTAACCAACTGTATAACAGAGCTGAACGTCAGGAGAAGAGAGCTGAACGACTAATGGAAAAATCTCAGTATCTAAAAGCTTCTAAGCCATCTAAACAGAAGATGGGTGGTAAAAAGAAATGTTAATTTGAATGCAAACCAAATCACATACAATTAGAGCTATATACAAGACCTACTCAAATGATGTTGACAGTGAAATAGAATACAGAGCTTTTGCTGATATATGCTCAGAGTTTAACATCTTGTTATTTGATGAGTTACTACTAGGATATGAGTTTAACATGCAAAGTAACCTAGGAACTATATCAGTTAGAAGAGTAGACAGAGATCCAAGAAAACTACAAATTGACTGGGGAGAGACTACTAAGTATAAACAAGAACTGATTGACAAAGGAGTAGAACTTTACGATAGCACTACAGGAGAGGGAGAGAAATGGCACATTTACTATACTGATAAGTACTACTGTAAATACCATTGGACGAAGCACAGAGCTAAGATTAAAAATAAAACGGCCTATAGATTTGATGCCACTCGTGGAGTAAAGGGAAATAAGGAAAAGCTTATAGCCCTTTTACAAAGTGATGACATGGCTTATCTAAGGTTTAAAAAGTACATTCCTTTTAAATATAAAAACAATGGTGTATAAACTGGCATCTAGTAAGACTATCATTAGAAAAGTTATGAGGGACTTAAAACCTCCTGGAGATAACTGGATTGATGATGCAGTAGAATGGATGGGGGAAGCACTAGAGCATATTGGCTCTGCTCCTCAACTTAGTCAAAAAGGATGTGTACTTACTGTCAGTAACTTTAAAGCATTGATGCCTACGGATTTGTATTACATCAATCAAGTGGCAGTTAACAATGCAGTTAATCCATCAGTAGCTGTAGAGCTTACCGAATTACTAGAAAAAGTAGACACTCTTAATGCTCAGATCCTAGCTGACCCAAATGATAGCATCTCATTTAACTACCAACTTAGGGACTTGAATGCTAGAATAGTGGTTCTTGAGAACTTGTATATGAATACAGGTCAGCCACTAACTCCACTTCAATATGGTACAGGGACATTCCCTGCTAGTCTTGACTGTGAGGATTGTCAGAATATGTATGGGATAACTAAGCCTAGTTATACAGTTGATGGGGACTACATTAAAACTTCATTCCAAGATGGGGCTGTATGCTTGAGTTACACAGCATTCCCAGTGGATGAAGATTGCTTCCCAATGGTTCCAGATGATATCAGCTTTAAAGAAGCTATGTTCTGGTATATATATAAGCAAATGCTTATGGGTGGATATACTCCATCTATGAATGGTATTGACTATGACTTTGCCGATGCTAAGTGGAAGTTCTATTGTTCACAAGCTAGAAACCAATCTAACTTCCCAAGTATTGATAAGTACGAATCATTCATGAACCAGTGGGTTCGTCTTGTACCTAACTTGAACAGACATGCTAACTTCTTCGAGAACCTTGGCACTCGTGAAACTTTAGATAGAGGAAGATATACTAATTACGGAATTCTTTAAGATTAAACTATGGCAGAGAGTTTAAAGTTTTTAAAAGGTATGTTTAAAGATTCTGGTAGGCTAGACCAACCAGAAAATACTTATAGAGATGCTCTTAATCTTATCATTGATGAGAAAAAGAACTTAGTAGCTAATGAGTATGGTACTGAGTACATAGGTAATTTAGTGTATACCTATTATGAGTTTGGAGATCCAGTAGACGTACAGTTATCCCCTATAGGAACTATTAAGCTTGACGATAATAGTTTAATAGTATTTGCAACAAATACACTCCCACGAAATATAGCAACTGCAGTTGGTGTTCCAAGTGAAATTGTTGATATGGTGTATTCAGCCATATTTAAAGTAGTACCTAATTCTAAAACGGTAACTCTACTATACATTACAATATCTCCGCTTATTCCTCAGCCACTTGCAGCTAGAGGGTTTCCTAATGAACACCTAAACTTCGATACTAATCATCCTATAACTGGAGAATTCAGACTATCTCCATCTGGTGATATTCTTGTTTACTTCACAGATAATAAATACAAGATTACTGTAGATCCTAGCACACAGATAGAGTATGTAGAAAACTACAATCCACCTAGAGTATTCAATGTTAGCAGACAGGAACGAGCTTTAGCTGCTGGATCTGATTCAGATGTATTATATGGAGATACTATTAAAACACCTGTTTTATTGAATGTCTTCATGGAAACCCCAGTTATACCTACTCTAGAATCTATACAGGTACTAGAAGGAGGAGCTTTAGAGATTGGGGCATACTATCTAGGACTTGCATTAGCAGATGAGGATTTAACTGAAACTAATGTAGTTACTGTCTTTAATCCAGTATACATTGTTCCAGATTCAGATGCATCAGTTCCTTATGAAATGATTAGTGGAGCTCCTATAGGAACTCAAACTAATAAACTTATTAGTTGGAGACTAAGTTCTACAACAAAGATAATTCAGTATAAATACATAGTCCCATATATAATTAAGTATAGTGGTAACTCTTTGCTGGCCTATAAGTTAAATCCAATAGAGACAGGAAATGATGTAACCATAATTTATACAGGACTAGAAAGAGCTCAAGGTGCATCTCCAAGTGAAGTAGTACTTGATAAAGTAAAATACTTAGCAGCTAAGTCTATTACCCAACTAGATAACAAGCTATATATGGCTAATCTAGTAGGTAGAAAAGATATTGGATATCAGAGATTTGCTAATAATATTAAACTTAATACTATAATACTTGAGCAACCAAACTTTGATGTTAGACACTATGATATAGTAAATCTTAATTATGGTTATTCTAAAATGATCTTCCCAGATCAACCTGCTTTTAGTAATAACGATAGACTAACTGGTACATGGCCAAAGTTTGAATGGTTAACTACTAGAGAAGGTTTAGTAGATGCTTACATAAACCAAGTTATTAGACCATTGCAAAATGGTGTTGGAGCTGTTAATGGTTATAGAAATCCTTACTTTAATACATTCTATAAAGGATATAGAAGAGGAGAGATTTATGCTTTCTATATCTCATTTGTTCTTAAAGATGGAAGTGAAACTTATGCATATCATATACCTGGAAGACCTGCTTTTCCTGGAGAAGATGCATTATTTAATGGCAACTTAGCTGTTGATGATGGATACACTATATTTAAACCACAAGAGATATCTTCTATAGATTCTCAAGCTTATGTGTATCAGTATATAGATACGAGTTTACCTATACCCCCACCTCCTCAAACTTATCCCAGTCTAAGTGATGTAAGTACTTTTGGAGGTTCTGGAAGTTTAAGGATGTTTATTCCCCCATTTCCACAGCAAATGGAACTTATGGGGCAAAATATAGTTATAACTAATGCTTTAGGACAAACAAATACTAGACTGTGTACTGGGGTTATACCTTTATCTGATAATAGTCCAAATACTAGATTAAACTTTAGTACTGCATTTACATTTGATTTTAGGGCAGCAGCAGGAGGATATATAACGTATTACCCATCATCGGATGGATCATCTGATAAGAGTACTGCATATTGGAAAAATCTAAACGAATATTACCCAAATACAGACGACTTTGATGTTTGGGATGTAGACTCTACTGGTGCTGGAGTAGTAAATCCTGCAGGTATTACTCTTAGAGGAAGTAATGTAAGACATCATAAAATGCCATCTAACCATAGGGCAGATAGATCTTATATTCTTAGAGATGTGGATTTTAGTAGTCCCGATACCACACCAGGAGGTGGATTAGATGTTACTAGAGATAGTATAGATTTTAGAGAAACGGTTAGAATACTAGGAATACAACTAGAAAATATAAAGATTCCTAAATTCATCTTAGGCCAAGTTCAAGGGTATAAAGTATACTACGCTAAAAGAACTCAGCAAAATAAAACTATCCTTGGTCAAAGTGGTGTACATCCAGCTACTCCCTATCTAGCAGCTAACCTAAATAACACTAGATCAAAAGCATCTAGTGGTCCATTCTACAACATATGGTTGCTAGAAGGACACCATAAAACTGGGGGAGTTCATACACGTAATGCTTTATGGGTTCCATTACAGGCTCAGCCAAACCAACCTTTAAGACCTGGTCAGTACTTAGCTCAGCCTGTACTTAAGTTCCATGATTTTAACTTATTAAGAACTAAGACAACTATAACTCCAGCTACTCACATAGATATACAGTATGTAGTGACTATGCAAAACTGGACTGGTGGATATAAAGGAGCTAGAAGAGTAGAGCCTCCTGGAGAAACATCTACTGTACCTACAAACCCTGGTGGTAGCCGTGTTACTTATTACACATCTTTAAGATCTGGAAGTGGGGATGATGAGTATGCATGGGTGCATCCAGACCTAGGAAATACAGTTAACTTTAATGCTAGTACTACGTCTCAATATAGAGATATACTAGGTCCACAAGTTCTTTGGGGAAATGTATACATAGGTGCTATGTACAATAAACCAGGAAGAGTTAATATAGATATTGGTATACCATCTTTTAGTTCTGAAGATCCAAATCCTGCTTTAGAAGATGGTAACTCTACAGGTATCATTTATAATGATCCTAATTACATTATAACACGTAAACAAGAGTTTCTGCTAAATGATTTCCAAACTATATTCATGCTAGATCCTGGATCAGCAACATATATCAATGGACTTAGTATTCTAAAAACTACTCCTGGTGCTAGTTACAAAGGAGCTAGTTATATCTATAATGCATTTGGGGAGAGTGGAATAGTTCTGGGATTAACATCAGGTGTACCTTCTCTTGGTGGATACAAGGGAAACAGATGGAGTTATTGGGGATTGTTAGGTTATGCTTGGCAAATAAGAAACAGTGGATCTAATGGAGCAACTGGGGACTTAAGAAACTTTGCATTAGAACTGCAACACTATCCATATTTTAGTGCTGATGCTTCTATCACAAGAATTGAAGGATTTAAGAACATACTAAGTGCTCTTATCCCAAACTCACTTGCTCAACAACCAAGGCAGTTAACAGTATCTTCTAGCTTAACAGCATTCCCAGCTACTCAAATGGTAGCACCTGCTACTACTGGTAGACCTAATATATATTTAGTCAATCTGTGTGCTAAAAAGACAGATGTATTTGCCCCATTCGATGAACAACAACTTGTTTGGACTGGGTACTATCAAGAAATAAAAGAGGTAAACTTAGATACTGGGACAGCAACTCCTGATATTAACTTTAGTTATTACAGTGGGCAATCATCCTTAAACATATTTGGTGGAGATACTTACATCTGTAAGTATAGTTATAGAACTACATCTGCTACATTTGGACTAGCCCACTTTGCAAAAGGTCTTAATAGTACTACTATAACAGGAAACAACAATGACTTTATATATGGAGATATTCCTTTTAGTGATATAGGGACTACTACTATAGGTGCTAATACATTCAATGTATTAAATTTTGGTAATGCTGCTGATACTGCTAATACTATTGAGATAAGTGCTAGTGAAACAACTCTTGGGGATGTAGCAACTAATAACTGGTCAGTAGGAAGTGTAGATCCGTTTACTACAGTCTATCAGTTTATGATAGAGTCTGATGATAATATTAACTACAGGCATGCTGGAGACCCTATAAGAGGAGCATCAGAAGCATCAAGTGTCTACTTTGATAAGTATGTTGCATCAGAAGTACTATGGAGATCCCCACTATTTGACCTTACTAAGACAGATAACATTCTCTATCAGGATCACTACTCTGCAGTACAAGACCTAAGAGTTACAATTCCATTCCCTAAAAGAGATGTATCTACCTCTCTATTCCCTAATAGAGTAATTAGATCACTAATACAGGATGGAAGCTTTGCTGATCCATATAGATACTTCTTAGCATTTGATTATAAAGACTTTGCAGTAAACAAAGGAGAGATTGTAAACATCTTTAACCTTAATGCTCTTCTTTATATTCATACTGAGAATAGTCTATTTAGAACTAAGGGTAAGCAAAACCTTGAACTATCTGATGCTACTCAAGCTTACATTGGATCTGGAGACTTGTTTGCTCAAGAACCCGATGAATTCGTACAGAGTGTAGAAGGGTATCTAGGATTGCAAAACAAGTTTGGGTCGCTAGTAACTAAGGATGGATACATCTTTGTAGCTAGAAAAGCTCGTAAGATATTCATGGTAGGGGATAAAATATCAGATCTTACTGAGTTAGGTATGAATAGCTGGGCTAGAGAGAATATCCCATTTACATTAGAAACATATGGATGGAATGCAGATAAGGGTGATTCTGATGCTACTACTAACCTATTTGGATTCATAGTTACATACGATCCACTATTCAAAAGAACTCTAATAACTAAACGAGAGTTAATCCCAACTTCTGACTTTGAATATTATTATAGAAGAGGGGATTTAACTTACAATCCTGCAACTAATTGGTTTGAGATATTTAGAGAATCTCTCCCAAAAAGAGCCGATGGAACCCTTTTAGTAGAAAACGGATGGACAATATCGTTCTCTCATACACTATCTGCATGGGCTAGTAGACATAGTTATACTCCTAAGATGTATGGGTATACTTCTGAGTACATGTACAGCTTTGATAGTAACTCCATTTACGAGCATAGTGATATATCTAACCCAGGTAACTTCTATGGACTTACTTATAACTTTGAAATAGACTGCATATTCACTGGGGAAGTTAGAAGAACTCAACAGGGAGTTATGTCTACTAAAGAGGCATCTAAGCTTTACTCTTCATTTGGGTATACAGCAGATGTGTTTCAAAAACTAAACATAGTCTCACAACCAATTCAACAGTTTGACCCTGGGTTTACCAGTTACTATGTCTACAATACTACTCAAATCTCTGGAGAAGAGACTATTAAGTATCTATCTAACATAAGAAAAGTAGATACTGAATGGACTCTAAATAACTTCAGAGACTTAGCTTCAATAGCACCAAACACTAATTTAAATGTAGGACAGGTAACAGTGAGTGGTAAACTTTATAGAGAGACTTTCACCACTAGGGATACTCAGCAGATGTTCATATCTGAAGGTGTTATAAATCCTGACTACATGGACTATAATAAACTTTGGTATGATAGAAAAAAATTCGTAGATAGATTCGTAGGAATTCGTTTAATTTACAACAATTCAACAAGAAATTTAATAAATTTGTACGGGGTGACAGCAGCCTCTAGAGTCTCAGCTCGATAAAACTAAAAGCCCATGTCTAAAAAAGCTAAATCTAAACAACCTGCAAGAAAGAAATACATAACTGCAGGAGCATTGGGGTATAACCAAGCAAACTATGCAGGGTCTGACTTTGCTAGTCCCTATGCTACTAACCCCTTCTACTACGATGCAGGAGCTGCTATGGCTGCTCAACAGCAGATGAAGTCTGCCATGAGTGCTAGTGACGTGCTCAAACAGAGAGCTTTAGAACAAAATAAAGCTAGAGCTGAAGAGGACAAAGCTAGAGAAGCAGAATTTAAAGCTAGCAAGGAGCAGTCTAAAGCTATTAATCAGCAGGAATTGAAGTCTTCTGGAATGGAGGCAGGTTCTTTTGCTGTAGATCTAGCAAAACAAGCTATAGCTAAACAAGCAGCAAAAAAAGCAGCAACTAATCTTGTTGCTAATACTGCTATGCAAGCTGGGCAAGCAGGGGTGTATGGCTCTACATTAGGAACTGCAGCTTCTACTGCTGCAAACACAGCATCAACTGCAACTACAGCTGGAACTAGTTTGCTTCCTGGAGCTGTAGAAGTTGGGAGTCAAGTAGGACAAGCAGCAGCTAATACTGGTAGTGCTGCTGCTAGTACAGGAGCTAGTGCTGCTGGAACTGGAGCAAGTATAGGAACTGGACTGGCAACTGCTGGTATTGGACTAGGATTAAATGTTGCAGGAACCCTTATTGAAAACAGTGGGGACGATAATGATTATAGAACCTTTACTGAAAAAGAAAGAAAGAGAAACTTAGTCGGGTCTGCAATGAAAAGTGCAGGTAGTGGAGTTGGTACGGGTGCAGCAATAGGAAGTTTTCTAGGACCAGGAGGAACAGTAATAGGTGGAGCAATTGGAGGATTAGTTGGAGGAGGAATAGGATTAGTTAAAGCAAGAAAAGAAAATAAAGAATCTAAAAAGGTTGCCGAAGACTATGAAAAAGAACAAGCAGCCTTAGCTGCTGAGAGAGCAAAAGAAAAAGCTCTTATTGAATCTGAGAATGCTAAAATTGCAGGAGCTTATAATGCTGCATTTGTTAAGTCGAGACTTACTGGAGCTCAATATGGATATGGATACGGTACGTCAAATAACCCTAGCATGATGACTACCCCTAACTTCTATGGTAAAACAGGAGGAGTTAAAGTTCCAGGGGGACAAATTGTCCCTATAGAGGGTTCTGATGCTGTAGAGTTTGTAGGAAGAAAGCATTCTCAAGGTGGAATCTTACTAGATCCTTATACAGAAGTAGAGGGTGGAGAGACTATGGATCAGGTGATGATGGCTAAGTCAGGAGGTAAGGGTAATAAAAATGACTACTTCTTCTCAGCTTATCTTAAGCTTGGTGGTAAGTCATTTGCTCAAAGACATAAAGAAATTCTAAAGTCTGGAGGCAAACAAGCAGATATTCAGAAACTTGCTGAGATGCAAGAGGCTGTTGCTAATAAAGAAGGAGAAAAGGATAGAAGTCCTGATACTATAGCTAAGTATGCAAAAGGTGGTAAAAAACAATTACCTCCAAAATCTTTAAACTATATTGACAGTACTCCTTGGAGCTCAGCATTTATTTCTTATGTGTATAGCAATGCTGACCCTAACTTCCCTAAGAGCCCCACACATACTGGATATGCAACTGGTTTAAAAAATAGAGATGATTGGCAAGAATTAGATCCTGCTACAACAAAACTCCAACCTGGGGATATCATTGTAAATAATAGATCTGGGAATAAGCAGAAGTTTGGACAGTCTTCTTACTCTGGTTTCTCACATGGTGATATAGTAACTAAACTAGAAGGAGATAAAGTATATGCTATCGGAGGTAATGTAGATCCTGATGATGTTAATCCAGATACCCCTGATACAGTAGCTGAAAGAGCTAAGTCTCTAAAAGACGGAGTACTGGCAGATAGTGGATACTTTGTAGTATTAAGACCAAAAGATCCCCAAGTAGCTCAGAGAGCAGTAGAACTTGCTACAAATGAAAAGCAACTTTGGGAAAGTAATAAATGGAATGAGCATGCTGATACATCTCAATCTAGATTGCAGACTTATTACCAAGCTGGTAAATTAGGAATACCTGGAGTAAGACCAGATGATGGTAAGCCTGCAGCAGTGTCAGCAAAACCTCAGGCTAGTAACCAAACTATGAGTGCTGATCAATATGCTGCATTAAATCAGGGAAGACAACCTCTTCCTTCTGGGGCAGCACAATCTGTATTAGGTCCAATTGACTATGCATTATTGGGTGTAGGTAGAGCTCTTGCTAGTGGAGCTAGTGGATTAGCAGGAGGAGCAGCAGGTGCTTGGGAAGGATTTGCAGGAACAGCATCTGCACCAAATGCATCAGCAGCAAGACCAACAGCCTCTGCACCTAACATGGCAGGAAGAGGTCCATTAATGTTAGAAGCACCTACACCAAGTACGGCAGTAGGAAGATTCACTGGAAACATAGGTCCTGCAAAACCAACAACTCCATTTAGAGTTGTTCCAACAGAAACTGGATTAGTAAGACAACCTCCATTTTATACTGATCCTAATTACATCAATATAGAAGGAAGAACTATTGGATTGAATAAACCTTCTTCTATAGATAATCAAATGTTCAAGCAGTTTAATATAGGAATGCCAGATGCTACTGCTCAAAAAGCTGCTGGATTTACACCAACTGGATTTGATGTTACTGCAGCTGAAGGTACTGCTGCAGTAGATCCAGGAACAGAAGGACCTTTCCCATATAGAGAAACTCTTCAACCAATTAAAAGTAAAGAACCTGGTTTATTGCCTACAAAAATAGCAAAGCCTGATCTTAAAAAAGACACTGGATTAAAGAAGACTGAGAAGAAAGTAACACCTCCTAGAGACTCAAATATAAATGGAGCTTTACTTGCTGGATTAGGACAACTATTACCTGTAGGAGCTTTGTTGGCAAGTCCTTATAAAACGACTGCTGGAATAGATACAAGTGGTGCTGAATTTAAAGGAGAGTCAGTAGCTCCTGGTTCTGTAGTTAGAGGGGCTACACTTGGAAGAGTTTCATTGGGTGCTGAAAGAGCTGCTGCAATAGCAAACTCTAATGCTATTAATAAGTATATTGAAGGAACTAATGCAGGCCCTGCAGCTATAGTTGGCAAACTAGCTAATTCTTCAAGACTTCAACAAAATATGTTGCAGATTCAAGAAGAGGAAAGTAAGATTAATACTGCTATTCAAAACAAAGAAGCTGAACTTGGTCAAAGAGCATCAGAGTTTAATGCTCAACAAGCTATGGAAGCTTCTGCTGCTACTGCTGAGAATAGACAAAGAGCTTCTGAAAGTTTGCAAAAAGCTAAGATGTTTAATAAGCAACTAGAGCTAAATGAAAAACAGTATAAAAGAGAGGAGTTTTTTGGAGCTCTAGACGAAGCTGCTACTCGTATAGCTGGAATCTATAAAGATGATAGATCATACAAAGCTCAGGAAAGATTAGCTAATGCTATGGATGATGCTGGTTCATACCAAAGATTCCAATACTATGAGGATTTAAAAAAGCAAGCTAAAGATCCTCAATCTGAATTTTACGGAAAGACTGATAAAGAGTTAAGAGATTATGCAGCTGATCAGTATAATCAGTATATAGGTAAAGCTAAAACTGGGGGAACTAGAAGATATACCTCTCGTTTAGGTGAATTGTCAAAAGGTAAAAAAACATTTAATATCTAATAGGTATGCCGTATAAATGGAATCAATATGTAAGTACTTACGTAGATCCTCAATCAGTAAAAATATCTGAGACCTTACGTAATAGGTTTATAGAAAATTTTAAAGCTAACGATGAGTTGGCTTTAGCTGTTGATCAGATGAAGGCTGCACTTCCTTTTGAGAATGACGTTAAAAGAAAGAATGAACTTCAACAACAAATTACTGAGAGTCTAGAGGGCTTGGCAGGTAAAGGAAATTATGAAAATCTAGGATTTGCTATTCATAGATTATCTAAAGAATTTTCTACTAGTAATTCCCCTATTAAAGAAAACTACGAAAGATATCAAGGAGCTCTTGCAAATATTGATAAACAATATGAGAAGGGGGATATTAACTCTGAGCAATATGCCAAAGCAGCATCTTACATTACTAAAGGGTATAAAGGCTTTGAAACTGACCCTACTACTGGGAGAGTAAAAGCAGGTACAATGTTTACAGCTCCTACTATTGTTAAAGATCCTAAGTTAATGGATCTAATGGCTAAGAGACTTGAAATTCTAGAACTGAAAAAAAGAGGATATCAAGAAGGGAGTATAGTTACAGATGAGAATGGAACCTACAAACGTAAAGTAGGAGCTTATACAGAAGAAATACCAGAAGCAGATGTAATGCAAGTATACAGTTCTGTAATTCAAGAGCCAGATGTAGCTGCTTATCTTACTCAGATGGCAGATATGAAAACTCATGAAGCTGATAAAAGTGGTCAGACTCCTGTAATTCTTGAAAATCAAAAGCAGCAGTATGAAAATAAACTAGCTGAGTTAAAAACTCAAGTTGGACTAGAGACAGATGAAACAAAGAAAGCTCAGTACCAAACTGCTATAACTGCTCTTACAGATGCTAGTGCTAAAATAGATGCTGCTATGAAAGACCCAGCACTTGCTAGTGAGTTAATGAGAGAAGCTTATAGAGCAGAGATACTACGTCCAGTAGAAGAATATGCAATGAAGAAAGCAGGTCTCTTTACTTATAAAGAAGAGTCAGGAATTACTGGAGGAGATGGAAGTGGTAGTGGGGGAGGTGGAGCTGCATCAATGGTTCCACTATACAACTACGATATGGTTAGAGCTGATATGGATATATCTGGTGTTGACCATAAGAGTAAGATGCAGTACCTTGCTACAACTGATCAACAGATTGCAGCTATTACTGAAGACTTGGCTGCTAATCAAAATACCTACTCTGATGAAGTTAAAGCTAGTCTAAATAGTACTCTTAATACTCTGATTAATAATAAGTCTAGAGTACAGGCTCAGATGAAAGAAGCTGCTGACTCTTCAGTAAGCATGGCCGATTTGCAATCTGTAGATAATAAAATAACAGATGTAGTTAAAACTATGTTCCCAGCTTACTCTTCTGGAGATATTTATAGTGAGGTACAAAAGATATTTGACAACACTGGTGATCAAGATTATATGGATTTCCAGGCAGCTTTTGATAAGCAATTTGGTCAAGGTGCTTTTGAGGCACATATGGCCGAAAACTATAAGCCTTCAAATTCTGCACCTGGATCCTCTAGAGTACCAGGAGGTTCATTGTATGCAACAAGTGATATGACTCCTGAGCAAAGAGAGCTATATTATAATGGATATGCAAGTACTCCAGAACAAGTATTGAATAAATTTAACGGTAAGTTACAGTCTAAAGTTAATGCTAAATATGCAGAGATTAAACAATCTACTGCATACAACATGGGATTAATTGAGACTGGTATGGGTAAGAGTATAGATGTTTCAACTACTAAAGCAGCTCATAGTTTCTTCGAAGGAGAGAAAGGAAGACCATTAAACCCAGAAGAAATTATAACAGTTATGCTACCAGACGGTAGTGTTAAACAGCTTAATGGAAATTCACCAGAGCTAGCAGGATATAAGATTGTAAAATCAGGATGGAATCCAGGTAATAACTCGTGGAAACTGAACCTTATGAAAGGTGAAGGGGATGATGCAACAGTACTGACTGCTGTATACGATGGAAATCAAATTAAGAATGAAGGATTGAATGCAGCTATTAATAATCCTGAAGTAAGATTTGGTACTCTAGTCATGCAACAAAGATCAATGGAACCTGGAAAAGTTAGAACTCTAGAGACTATTAAAATTAATAATGAGAGGGTTCTAATTAATATCTATAGTAGAGGTGATGCTTCTCCGTATATTTCGATCACGTATCCAGATGGCACTCCTTATCTAAAAACTGATAAGGACAAAGGTGCAGCTACTAGACATAACTTAGATGAGCCTGCTATTAAAGGACTTATTGGTAGTGGACTTGTAACAGGCTTTTAAATTTAGAATAGAACCAACACATGGAGGAAAACCCATACTTAGCACAGATTGCTGAAAACTCAGGACTTCCTAAAGAAGCAGTAGATTCTGAAAATCCTTATATCAAGCAGGCACAGATTAATGCTGGTAAGCCTTTAGAATATAAAACTGCCCCAGACAAGTTTATGTCTGGATTGGAGCAAGCCTCTAGTACAATAAATGTTACTAATAGATATAGTGATGCTCTTGCAAATTATGCTAAATATGATGTAGGTTATAATCCATTTGGTGAAGACTGGAATGAGATCCGTGCAAACAACCAAGGTGTTGGAGAAAAGCTAGGAAGAGGAGTTCTTAAAATGGGAACCACTATGAGTGGGGCTATTGCAGAAAACACTATTGGAATATTCTCAGGTCTGGCCTCTATGGCTACAGGAGGTACATATGCAGATAATGCTGTAGGTAGATCGGTAGATGAGATGAATGAGTGGATGGCTGAAAACTTTCCACACTACTACTCTCAAAAAGAACAAGACCCAGATAGAAGTGCATTTGAAGCTTTGGGTACTGCTAACTTCTGGACTGATAAGTTTGCTAATGGACTTGGGTACTCATTAGGTTCCCTAGCAACTGTATGGTTAACTGGAGGTACAGGTGTAATTGGCAGAGGGGTAGGACTAGTAGGTAAAGGGATGGCTACTCTTGGTGAAGCAGCTGCTGTTGGTAAGGTGGCAAGCACTGGAGAAAAGCTTAAGAAGATTTACGAAGCCTCCAAAATGATTAAAACTGGGGCTAAACTATCAGACGATGTAGCTGGAGCTGCTAAAACTGCTAGAGCTTTGAATGCTGCTAAGCACCTAGAGGTAGGAGCTATGATGTCTCTTGCTGAGTCTTCTGTAGAAGCTAGAGAAAAATCTAAAGAGTTTATTAGAGAAAGTTTTGCTGCTTGGGAAGAAGCCAATCCAGGTAAGTCTGCTCAACAGGATATGACTGCTGAAGAAAAGCAGGCAATCTTAGAGAGTGCAAGAGCTGTGGAGAATACCACATTTGGATTAAATATGGCTGTTCTTATGCCTACCAATCTATTCACTTTTGGAAGTATGATAGGGGGGTCTAAGAAATTAGCAGGTCTACCTATTGGAGAAAAGATGACTGAGGACATTATAGAGAAGGGAGGCAAGTATGTACTTAAAACTCCTAACTCTGCTTTTGGTAAAACCCTTGCTAAAGTAGACAAGTTTGCAAGTCCTATTTATAAGAACTCTCTTAATGAAGCTTTCCAAGAAGGAACACAGTATGCAATTGGTGTAGGAGCTAGTGAGTACTTTAAAAATAAATTTGATACAGGAAGTGGAGACTTTGCTGAAGCACTTACTAAAGGATTAAGTGAGACCTTTGGAAGTGCAGATGGTTTGGAGAGCATGCTTCTTGGAGCTCTTACTGGTGGAGTAATGGGCACAGCTAGCACTACATTCGGTGCTGAAGCTGCTAAAAGGAAAAACCTTGTTGCTAATACAGAGAGACTTTTAAATATTAAAAACAGTGCAGCATTTACAGATATCCTAGCAAATGCTGAACAGAATGATGAAAGCTTAAGAACTATTAGTGCTATAACAGCAGCTAATGCAGTAGGTAACTACAAACTTGCTAACGAACTTAGAAAACAATTAATTGCTACCAGAGCTGCAAAACTTCAAGCCCTGGATGCAGAGGAACTTGGACTTGAGGAATTCGATGATCTCGAAAAAATGTCCGAGGAAGAGTTCATGAAACGTACTGGTTACGACACTACTAAGACAGAGGATGGTAAACTTAAGGCCACATTTGCAGAACAGAGTGGTGGTAAAAGTCATGTACAAGCTATACAGGATCTAAAAGAGGAGTATAAAAAAGCATCTAAACTTAATAGAGACTTAGATGATATTATTCAAAGGGTTAATCCTATTAAGACTGGCCTACCTGGTATGCTCCAAGGCAAAGAGCAAAAGCAAGCAGATGCTACTCAGAGACTTTACAACCAAAGGTTGAAAGCTATTTTAATGCAGCATATGGTTAGCATTGATACTAGAGACGAAGAGATTAATGCTAGCATTGATGAGCTCAGAAGACTTTCCCCAGAAGGTCCAGACTCTTTTGCAACTATAAATAAAGATGATATTCTTGCTCTTGTAAAGAAGAACAAGATTACTGTTTCAGAGACAGGAGAAATACAATTCCCTAAATCTGTAGTTAGTACAACACTTAGTGACACTGCTTCAGAAGAGGCAAAGGCTAAAGCCAAAGCTGAAGAGCAATCTCCAGAAGGACAGAGAAAGAAGAAGGATGAGGATGAGGAGAATAAGATTCTTAGCAAACTTGAGAGATCAATGAAGTATGCTGACAATCTTAATCCTATCGATAAAATGAAATTCATAAATGAGTTGCAGAACTTATTTACTGGATTGCAAATGAGAGAGGAGTCTATAGCTGCATTCGATGAGCTTATGCTATCCCCAGAGAAAAGAGATTTGGCTATACTAGCTAAACAGGGAGCTAAAGCACAAGCTAAAATTATTAATGATAATAAAGAAGCTAATGTAGTTATAGATGAAGCTAGATCTACTGCAGATTTAGATAGCCTTATCAATAACGATACTCTTAGTCCTGAACTTAGGGAGAGACTTCTTAAGAGATATAAAGAACTACAAGAGATAGAGGATAGGTATGTAGAAGATTACAATGACCTTCCCGATGCAGTACTTAAGGATATGTTAGATGGCATTGAGGAACTTAAAGATCAAGATCCTCAAAAAGCTATAGCCATCCTTAGAGTTGTAGCAGATAGAACTGGGGAAACTAAAGCTCAGAAAGAAGCTAGAGCTAATAACCCAAAGACTGATAGAGAAAAGAAAGCTGAGCAAGATGCAGCTGCTGCCGTTGCTGGATTTAAAACTTCTGACGGTAACACTCCAAATGCTAAACAGTATGTAAATGCTATTAGAGTTACTACCAGTGACAACAGGAATATCATAATTAATGGAGTTCCCTACAGGAATAATAGCATAAGCATTATGGATGCTATTAAACTTAACATGGCAGCTCTTGATGACCAAGGTCAAGCTCCAGTTATGTCAGTAACCCTGATAAATAAAGACGGGCAGACAGTTATATTTACACCAGAGAAAGACCCTATTCTAGTAAATGAACTTGCTGAGGTTATAATGATGGGTTATATCTCTGAGGGTACAGCTGATACTGTAAATATGACCTTAGAGCAAACTGAGATTAAGGTAAAAGATATACTAAAAGTATTAAAGGTAGAAGAGCCAAGACTTAATCAAAAGATAGCTATAGATGAAATTACAGGTACTCCTGCAGTATATGAGTATGCAATAAAAGAGGTACAGAAATTCCTTGATGGTTTATTTAAAGCTAAACAACTTTTAGAAGAAGCATACAAAAGAAATAATCAACCTTATACTGCAGTTCAAAATGATGAAATCTATAAGGATATAGTATCATTAATTGAAACCTATAACAAGAAAAGAGAAGAGCTCGATAGGACACGTAGAGAAATGATAGGTATGCCAAGTGAAGGAGATCCTTCTGCTATGGCTACTGATATAGATCCACAAGATGCTGTAGAGATTGCTAATGAAATTGGGAGACTTGAAAAAGAAGCTGATGATTTAAAGTATAGTATAATTAAATCAGAGAGACAGATTGAAGCTTATAAAAAACTTCAAGACCCTACTAGACTTGTGATGAATGCTCCTTCACCTGAAGAGGTAGAAAGGCTAATAGATAAAGAGGAGAACAAGCTTAAAGAATTATCAACTAGATTAGAGCTAGTTAATGCACAAATTGCTAAACTACAAGAACAAATAACAGCACAAAATGAAGCTAGAGAATCAAGTGAAGCTGGCCAAAACCTACAAAATGCCGAAGGAACTGAGGAATTTGCTACGGAACAAGGAAATAGACCAGAGACTGAGGGAGATGTTGAAGTACCTGCGTCAGAAGAACTAGACATCAATGAAGAAGATGAGGACTACGTAGATCCAACAGATCTAGAAAGCCTTTACTCAGATGAGGTAGATGATATTGACGAAGTAGATGATGTTACTATTCAAGTAGATTTCGAAACTGAAGAGGAGGCACCTACTGAAGATATCATCGATGAAGATAGTCTTACGATTGAACCTGTAAAAGAATCTATAGATGAAGAAGTAGAAGCAGGTAGTGAGCATGGTGGGGAAATAGATGCTCGTCTTATAAAGACACAGCATAAAACTACAGATGACTTCAACCATATAATTGTAGACTCTGATGGTACTCCACTCCCTAATACAGAATACTACAACCCTGAGACTGATACTGGAACCAGACAGAAAGATCTTAGTGGGAACTTTATTAAAATAAGTCCTAAACTTCTAGCTTCTCATATTGAATCTAATATAGGAACAGAGGTAGTATTCCAAGTAATTCCAGATACTGTATACTGGCAAGGTATAAAAGATAGCATACCTGCTAATAAACATTGGGAGAAAGTTCCAATCTTTGTTGAGATAAGAACTCCTGATGGTAGAATAAGAAGAGTTGGTATGCTTGAGGGATATGCTCCAGGTAAACCAGAATCTAACATAAGTCGTGAGGAGATATACAATAATTACCTACAAGGTAAGAGGACAACTAGTACTATAGCAGGTAAGAGATTTAACTCTCAGAATATTGCAAATGCAGTAGATAAGAATGGAGATAGATTCTTTTACAACCCATTTGCACAGGGTACTCCTACTATAGCTATTGCTAAGATTGAAAGTGATAGTGGTGCTGGTAAGTGGGAGATAGGTCTACAGGGAGACAATATCCAACCAGGAGATACCTTCCCAGACATAAAAGCATACCCTGAAGATCTAGGTAGAGTTGCAATGATTGTTAAGAGTCCTCTAGGAGGATTCAGACACTTGAGACTTACTACTAAGAATATGACTAAGGCTGGAGTTAATTCTGCCAAGCTTGCTCTTATGAATGGTCAGTCAGATATTTTACAAGATCTTGTAGGTTTCAATTTAATTGCAGAATTAGCAATTGGTCTAGAGAGAACTGACATGATGTTCTGGTTGCCAGTAGGGCAAGAGAACTCAGAAACTAGAGAGAATACATATGCCTTCTACCTACCTGAAGCTGAGAGCTATATTCGTATATCAGCATCAAATCTTTCTCTTGCATTAAAAGGTAAACAATTTGACTATGGCTTTGTAAAAGCTGAGAAAGGAGAGAAGGGTGGAATAACCTTTGTTAAAAATGAAACTAAGGATGGTCAATGGAATACGTATGCAGGCAAAGTAATTAAAGCATTTGAAGGTGCTTTAATGGATAAGAAGTATCAAGTAAGCATAAAGAGACTTATAGCTAATGAACCATTTGAATCTCCATTTATGAATGAGGAGAATGGAGAAAGAAAAAAATATGCTAACTATTTAGAGTACTTAAAAGATCCTAGAGCTATTCCTGATATGGATTCTGATAGTAACTCTTGGACTGGAATCATAGGTTCAGATATGTATCTCAATGAAGAAGGAAGTCCTTACTTTGACATTGGTATTACCTATGGACCTATGCTTGTAAATGGTAAACCTGTTAACTCTGCTGAAGAAGACATTTCAAATAAATCTGCTAAAGCTAGTACTACTTCTCAAGAGAAGGAAGAGAGTGATGAATATTCAGATGAGGATGATGACTACAATGATATTAGTGACTTTGATCAAGAGATAGAAGATAACAATGAAGTAGCAGAAGCTATTGGTCAGACAGAGGAGGAAGAAGCTGAGACTGAAGGTTCCACTACAAATCTAGAAGACTTGCTTAAGTCTCAAGGTAAGCTAGGACAAGAAGATGAGATAGTAGAGGATATAGAAGAGACAGATATTCCAGAAGAGGACAGAGATCTCTTAGATCCATTAGTAGGTAAACTATTGGATATTAAAGAGAAAGAGTATAAGGGTATGTTTGAAGACCCTATTACTAAAGAAGAGACTCACTACAAGATACAGCCTGAGGGAACATCTAATCCTAAGAAGTTTAAACGTATTACTAGCTTCTCCTCTGAGCCATTTAATGGGACAGAAGAACAGAAGGTATCTTCTAGTAGAGCTGGTAATACTGTACATGATATTGTAGAGAAAGTGCTTATGGGGGATAATACTTATACCCGTGGGGATAAGATGTCTCGTGTAGCATTCCTAGATCTTAAGAGTCAGATATCAAATATCAGACGATTGATAGATTCTAGAAAACAGAAAGTGATCTCTACTGAGATGATTGTCTACAGTGAGAGCTATACTGATTTTGCTGGCAAGTTTGACATTTTAGCTAGAGATAAAAAGACTGGTAAGTATTATCTTTACGATGTAAAAACTGGTTCGGAAGCTGGACTTGCAAATTATGAAAAAGGATACACTGACCCACAAACCAAAAAGGTTTCTAAAAGCAAGAGAGATCAGCACGGAACTCAGTTGAGCATGTATGCTTATGCCTTAAGAGGAATAGGCATGGATAAGAACGTAAAAGTTGAAATAACAGGAGCTAGTGTTTTATATATACCAGTTAGATACGATAAGACTGGACACATAGATAGAGTATCTAGCATGGCTGAAAAGAAGTTTACATTGAACTACGACATTAAAAAGTTGGTAAAGGGAGATGTATCTTTCGAGCAGAAAAAAGCAACGACCAGCTCCGACCCAGGCATCAACAATGCAGGTAAGAAAAAGGCTAGTACTAAAGCCACTACTAAAAATGAAACTCCTAAAGGTAAGGAAACAAAAGCTGAACCTATTAAGAAGTCAACAGACAGTGGATTTGTGCAAGGAGAAACCTTAGATGCAGGATTGAAAATGGCTATAGCAAATGATGCTATAGATGCTGAAGGAATTGTAAACCTATACAAAGGCCAAGGAAAGACTATAACTCTAGAGGAAGCTCAAGAATTAATGGATAAGGTAATAAAAGAAAACTGTTAAGATGACATTTTGCCCAAATAAATCTCTTCCTGAATGGAAGGCATTAGAAGAATCTCAACCAACCAAAGCTTATTACCTATGGAATAAGTACAAGGGTGAGGTACCATCTAAGTACTACTTCCCAAAAGAATCTGATAAGAGAGATAGAGCTGTAGCTTACTTGTCTAAAATGTTTCCTGGTAAAGAAGTAGTATTCTACGACTTTGCTAAAGAGATAGGCAATAAGACTCAGCATGGATATATTGAGAATGGAGCAATTAATCTGTGGACATCTGCCCAATCTGGAACTGAGTATCACGAAGCTTACCACTTGCTATTCAGAACAATGTTGTCTGAAGAACAAAGAGACAATCTATATAAAGATGCAACCAAACAATTTGGAGCCCCTACTACTGCTGAGATTCAGAAGATTCAACAGGAAGTACAGGGACTATATGATATTGTAATTGGTGAAGAAGAAGCTAGAAAACTTGTACTCGAGGAGAAGATGGCTGATGGATTCATGGAACACATGAAGACTGAGGAAGAGAGTAGCAAAGGCATGCTGGATAGATTAGCCAAGTGGTTCAGAGATTTGTTCAGCTGGATAAAAGGAATAGCATCCGATAAGCTAAGTCTCAGAGATGTGTACTCACTTATGGAAACTACCAAGGCCAATGACACTTTCCTAGGTAGAGGAGTATTCAGAAACCCACAGGCTATGCAGAGCTCTTATAATCCTAGCATGCTTGTAGAAGGTATACCATCGGCTACTGTAGAGAAGATGGTACAAGGACTTACTAACATGGCTATTGATGAAATTGAAAGTTGGGATACACCTGATGTAAATAAAATCTTAGGGAGCAAAAAGAATAAAACTAATGGTTCAATTGTAAATGGACTCCTATATCAGATTTATGATATCAAAGGGAAAACTACTATAGATAAGACAGACATCCCTAAGATGTACAAGATGTTGGCATTAGAAACAAGACACACAAATGCCAAGACAAAGTACAATACTCTTAAAAGACAAGATTCAAAAGCAGCTGAAGCATTTAAACCTGAGGTAGATGGATACCTTGCAGACCTAGTAGAGTATGCAAAGAAGAATGGAATAGTTATAAAGAAGAAAGTAATTAATCCTGACTCCTCTGATAGAGATAAAGCAATAGCTCAGAGACAGATAATTAGACGTAAGCAAGTTATAAATGTAATTACAAACTGGTATGGTAAAACTGATCCAGAGACTGGTAACACACTTGTCCCATCATGGAGACAAATGGTACTTAATGGACTAGCTGCTAACCAATACTCTGTAACTAAAGATATAATTACAGTTGATAACAAAGAGGGAGATACAGAGAATGACAAGATTGAGGCACAAGATGCAGGTGCAGACGAGAAAGATATTAAAGGAAGAAGCCACTTTGCTGACTCACCGATGAGTAAACTCTCACAAAGGGCAAAAAATCTTCTTAGACGTATCCCTATTGTAAATCCAGTAAAAGAGGGAAACAAGATAGTATATAAGAACAAAAAGAATGAGGTATTCACTAATATGAATGAGTACCACACTCTGCCTTTTATATACAAACAACTATCAGAACTATGGGCCGACACTCTAACTTTTGAGGAGATGGAAGCTAAGCTTATAGAACAGTCTAAACACAGAACAGATATTAAGAGTATTAATGCACGTGTTGCAAGTATGTCTGAAGACGATAGGGCTACTCTATATAATGCATTTGCTAATACTAACTCTCAATTTAAGTTGATTCTATTTGGAGAGGATAGTAAGATAATCAATGCCAATAGCTCTACTACTGAAAATAGAGTAGCAAAGCAGTGGAGAAATCAGATTGTAGAAGTAGGTGGACAGGAAGAAGATACAGACATAACTAAACGTGCTGTATACATTAAAACATTTGGGGATGATGAGTCATCTGCTACGTTTAAAATAAAGTCAGAGAAGTTTAAGCTCATATCAAAGTATTTCCAAAAGAGCTACGAAGCTTCTACTAGAGAATTTAAAGATGATACTGTTGCTGACAGTGCATTCATGAGTGGTCCTGAAGGACAAATAAGTGCACCAGTACAAGCATTGGGTTCTCTAGTATGGCATCTAGGCATGAGTTTAGGAAGTAACATTCAAGAGTTTGATACTATCCAGAATTTACAAAGCTTAGTAGATAAAGGATTTACAGTAATTAAATCTGAGACAGACAAGAGAAAGAAAATAGAAGTTAAAGGAAAAGCTGCCTTTAATCTAATCTTTGAAAGAGCTAGACTCGTAGAAACATTTAAATCTCTTTCCCCTACTACTACTTTCTCTCGTAGTGGACTAAGTATAGGAGAGATGAATGAGAGACCTATACCTTATTATGATGCAGACTTTGCTAAGAAGGGTATGAAGTTCCTTGCCAGCCTAGCCCCATTCTTTACAAGCAGATCAGCTGAAAGCTTTGTGACTGCAGTAAACACAGCTACATTCCCATTGAATATGGCTACTCCTATTGCTGAGTTACCTACAATAATTAAAGCAGACTTAGCTAAGAATAAAGAAAGAGCCTTGGAGTTATATAAGAAGGATCCTTTCATCTTCCCTCCTGGCATGGAGCCTAGTCACTTATTCAATCACCTGCAAAACAATCAAAAGTTTGCAGAGGAATTTAGTGTAGATCCTTTATCAGCTATTAGAGACTATGCAGAAGATGCATTAGAGTATGAAGACTTTAATAGTGTTGATTCTATTCTTTCAAGAATACAAGCTTTTGTAAACAATGAAGACGCTACCACCTATGGAGTAACTGTTCCTTCTATGGGGGACAGGGCAATCATGTTGTTTATGATTATGCCTAGATTATCTGGTCATGGAAAAGATAGTCTCAATATGACTTATCAGCAAGCATTCATAAAAGGAATACTTCAAGATCTTCTAAGAATAAAAGAAGCTAAGAAGACAATTGGGGACCCTAATGCTACTAAGATACCAGACTACCATACTGGACCGACTACTGGATTAAGCAGTGAGTTCATGCAGTTTGATGGAATAACCAAAGATGGTGAAAGAATAGTAACTGATGTATTCATTAGTGAGAAGGGTGGTGGAATGTTTATGTCTGATCTTGCTGAAGATTATATAAATGCTGTTAACAAGGGAATTCCTTTAAACCCACAACTCAAAGAATTTGCAAATGAGTTGACTAGGATGACCGCAGATCTTACTTTATTCTATCAAGATGCTGCAATTCAAATTGCAAAACTTATTGAAGAGTCTGGTAGAAAAAAAGACTTAAGTACTAAACAGTTATCAAAATGGGCAGAGGGTACTAAGATTGTAAACTCATCTGATAACTCTAAGTTTGTTCAACTAGCTACCCCACTTCTTGTAGACTTCCTTATCCATGAGGACGTAGGTAGAAATGAGATTATTAAAATAACTAGGGGTAATAGAGCTATGTTTAAAAGCATAGAAGACTTTACCAAACGTCAAAGAACACTAGGTACTCCAGGAACTAAGCTTGCAGAGAAAGGTACACTTGGTAAAAAAGAATCACAAAAACTAACATGGCTTGACGACCCTATGGGGTATGGGGCTATCTCTCAATATGAAGAGCTAGTATTTGATGATCCTATGGGACAGATTACTTCTGTCATCTCACAGAAGATGGATGAGTGGGCAGTTAGAACTGCTACACAACTTATACAATCTGGATATACTCCAGAGGAAGCTGCATTCACTGCACAATATATGGCAGGTGAGTTTGAAGAACATGATGGTTTGACTCTTATCTCTATAGACTGGTTGAGAGAAATAATGGAAGGTCAAGGAGAGTGGAAGGAGTATCATGAGCAAGCTTATAAAAATTATAAGCAAGATCCTGAAGGAAGATTTTTATATCCAGCAGGAGTTAAACTGCCTAAAGGAGCAAAGGTTGGACAAGAGATTCCGTTCAGACCATATAAGCCATTTGGTAATGAAGTTAAACGTATAGGTAACACTGTAGCTTCAGATATCACCAAGACAGCTTACTTCCCAATACTTAAATCATACACTAAAGCCTTCCCAATCATGGACGACATGAGGATGAGGATGGAGGCTAACCCACTCGAAGCAAACAATCCTTATGCAGGAATGAAAAAGATACACACAGCTAGTGCTGTATCTGCTAAGAAGGGAGTTAAGTTAAATATACTTGACATTAAAAACTGGTCACCAAGAGCTGGTGGATTCTTTGCTAATGTGAAGTCTAATAGAAATAGTACATCTGCTTTACGTTTCCCTCAAAGCATTCCTCCTGCAAAAGAAAAGTCTGAAACAATCTTTGGTAGACAGGTAAAAAAGAATGCTATTGCTAATGTAGTATCATCTGCAACATACTTCTACAATGCAGGTCTTAAAGAAGAGACAGCTGTATTCGGGGAAGATATGACAGCACTTTATCATGCTGCTATTGAAGAAAGAATTAAGAGAGACCTTGAGTCTGTAAACAATCAAATAGGACTAGGTCAATTTAGAAAGGTTGTTGAGAAACTTAAGCTTGAAACATCTACTAATAGCAAAGTAAATATAGATGCTATTCAAAATGCTCAGGAGTTTAAAGAGGCTAAGAAGAAGTTGATTAAGAATATCAGATCCTTAATTGAGAGTCAAGCTATAGAAAGAGAGTTAAGTGATAACTTTATTAAGGCTCTTGATATAACTATTGATCCTGTTACTGGTATTACAAGGTTCTCTATCCCACTTGACTTCCCTGTATATGGAACAGCTTTCCAAACAGCATTGCTTAGCATATACAACAACAATGTATTCAAGCAATATGTATCAGGGTATGAGGCTGTACAGACAGCAGCTCTTGGTGGATTCGAGACAAACAACTCTCTTAACTTCCTGGAGATTGTAAATCATGCTTCTAACAAAACTAGAGGTACAAGACTAGCCCATGCTGAGATCATGGTTAGAGAAGATGTACTTAGAAAGTTTGGAATCGAACCAGGTGTAGACTTAGATGCTGCCAATATCCCAGAAGAACTAAGAAGAATCATTGGCTATCGTATCCCCAACCAGGATAAGGCATCTACTATTATCTTTAAGATTAAAGCTATTCTTCCTGCTGGATATGAGAAGGCAGTTGTAGTACCACCACAGTTAGTTAAGCTTATGGGATCTGACTTTGACGTTGATAAAATGTTTCTCATGTTCCCAGAGATTGAGAATGGTGAAAAGGTAAAACCTAACTATAATGAGCTTTGGAGAACTAAAGACGTATCTAAGGTTAGTGATAAGGAGCTGATGAATGTTATTCTAGATACAATAGAAGCTGTATTCTCATCTCCTGAGCATTATCTTGAAACACTTCGACCACTTGATGATGAAGTTTTAAAAGATATTAGAACTAGCATTGTAAGTTTAAACGAGTCTTTGAAACCTAATAAAGTGTTTACAGGGGGTATGTATGAAACCCAAAGTGCTGTAAGAAACTTGCTAGGTAACAAGATGAGAGGACTTTGGGCTAATGCAATGGCTGGTAGAAACGTAGCAGCTGCATCAGATAACTTTAACTTGATGTCAGAGTTTGCTATTAAGATTCAAGGGGAGTTGATGAATACTAAATTCCTTAAAGCAATCCCAAAAGATGCAGGATATAAGTATGACTCAGGTCTTACTACAGATAGAATTAGTAGCCGATATGTAACTGCAGCCGTGGATGGAACAAAAGCTCCGTATCACTACATAGTAAATGACAACCCAATCACTTTCCCAGTAGAGTTATTATGGGTGCATTATCATGGAGATACAGAATTACTACACCACTTCTTGAACCAACCTATTATCAGAGACTTTGTAGACATCATGGCTAATGAGCATAATGATGATCTATCTAAAGTTAACGTAGCATATAAAAAGGTTGCTGAGAAATACAATATAACACTGGGCAGTGTAGGATTACCTGATAATTATAAAAAGATCCCTAGTACATATACAATGTCCAGAGAGGCTATCATGACTCTGACTGTTCCATCTGCTAGAGCTCTTCAAAACTTTATGAAGATGTACACTGCAGGTAAGCAACTTAAGGAAGCATTTAAACTTCTTACCCCAGATACTATGTCTGGTATTAATAGGATTGAAGCAGTTCAATCATATGTAGAAAGAAAGCAGAAGTTTGATAATCCAAAAGGAGGACTAATAGATAATTCACCAATAGCATTCTATGGTAGAGCTAAAGATCAGAATGTCCTTACACAATTCTATGATGCAGATTCTATTTACGGATTTGAAAGAGGATATTATAACCTGTTAGTGGAAATGCTAGGAGTAGCTGGAACTGTATTCCCAATGACTACATCAGAATCAGCTATTAAATTTAAGGAAGCTATTAAAACAGCTACAGGTAGAGACTCGTTGAGTGTAGAACAGCATAGAGATATCAATGCTGCTATGATGTTCACAGTTCTGACAAGACAAGACTCCCCACTTAGTGTGTACTTTAATGTACCTTACAGTGAAGACTTATATAAACCAGGTAAAGGAAAGTTTACCCTATGGGCAAGAGTTCAAAATGCTTTACAGAAATATGCAAACCTTTCTGGAAATGAGTTCTTATCTAAGCTTAGTGAGGACGATAACAACAAGTCTGTAAAAGGATTTACAACTTTTAACTTTGATGCTACACAACAGTATGCACCTGAGGAGAAGTCTAGAATTCAAGAAGACTTGTACAACCTGATGTACAGACCAGAGGCTTATTTAACAAAACCTGGTAAAGGTGCTACAGAACAAGCAATACAAAAGTATAAAGGATCTATAGAAGAAATTAAGAAGATAGGCTTTGACCTATGTATGCATACCTTAATCTCTAACGGGTTTAGAAAGTCAGCATTTAACTATGCTACTATGATCCCGCCACAGTTCTGGCTGCAACCTCTTAAAAGAGAGATGGCAGGATTACCTGATATAAGTGTTGCAGAGTATCTGCATAAGCAATCTATGAACATGCAAACAGGTAACTACTTTACTGCTGAAGACTTAGTTAAGTTCTTTAGAATATTTGGTGAGATACGTCCAGGTGGATCTAATCTTACAGATAGGCAGACTCTTGGGGATACCGTACCTAAACTTGCTAAAGAGCACTACACCAATGTTGAAAAATATGGTGGATACCCTCCAGCAGTTATGGTATTCCGAACTCAAAAAGGAGAGTCAGGTGTGTATGTACTAAGCCCAAACTACAAGCAAGGCTCAGATAAAGCTGTATATTTGTCTCTCAACAAGACAGCTAATAAAAAGAAGCATATTGTAGGGGGAGAATACCTTAATATAAAAGTTGTAGGCAAGGAAACTAGTATAGACAGTATACTTCCATTCTTCAAAGGATTGTATATAGCTGGTGCTAAAAAAGTAGATCCTGCAGATGTTACTCAAATTTGTATGTTATAAAATAAAAATCAATGGCTTGTAAAGTATTTGAAATTGGCACCGAAGGAGAACCAGTACCCTCACTGAGATATCAAAATCTATTTGATACTTTAGAAGGTAATGCACCTAATAAAGAAAAAGCTATTAAGTACAGCTTACTTGATGGGTTTACTGAGCACTTTACTGTTAACAACAGTGGAGATCTTATAGTTAAAGGTGACCTGAAAGATCCTAAGCATATTGTAAATTCAATGAATGTTACAATTGCTAGATACTTTAAGCCTAATGGTAACACAGAGAAACTATTAACTGCCAAGAAAATAGGTAACAACAGATATCAAGTTACTATTAATGATAGTTTCTTTCAGCCTATTGAAACACTTGCTAAACAAGTATATGTTCCCAAGGCTACTACTGAGCAATTAGAGGATGCATTCAAGCAACTAATAGCTCCTAAGATTGCTGGTACAGAAGAAGAGTTTACAGAAGATACGTCATTCTTAAAAAGCAAAGAACCGTTCAAGACGGTCCCAAATCTAGCCGATCAAATAAAGCATCTCATAGATACTTTTTCTACAGCAGGAATTGTAGTCAAAATAAACTTTGATGATACAATAGATACTAAAGGAAAGGTTAAGCCTAATAGTGATGGTACAGTAAACATCACTCTTAACCCTGAACTTATGACTGAGGATACTCATATCCATGAGTTCAGCCATATATTAATTGACTTACTAGGTGAAGATAATTCTTTAGTTAAAGAAGCATTGAATCTTGTAAAGGGAACAGACCTATACACCCAGGTAGCTGAGGCTTATCCAGAACTATCTGAGCAAGCTATAGCTAAAGAAACACTCATAACATCTATGGGTATACTAGGTGCTAAGAGACAGAAAGGAAAATCTGTATTCCAAACTGCAATTAATAAATTCATTAGAGCTATTAAAAGTCTATTTGGAATTGAAGATAATGCAGTAGAAACTCTTCTAGATAAGCTATTCAGTAAAAGACTAAATGCTACAGAGTTTAAAGGTACATTGACTGAAGAAGAACAGAATAGTAAAGTTCTTAATAAAAAGATCTCAGATGTTAAGGACTTGATGCAGCTTACAGCAGAGACACTACAGTCCCAGCTTATGAGACTCGAAGCTCTACCTATTAAGAATGATGATGTAATCGTACAAATAAAATCTCAGTTAAGCACATTTAAAAAGATTCAAGAGACTAACGAAGATGCAAAAAAGAAAGTAAAGGGTGCAGTAGCTAAAGCAGAACAGGTAGAAGACTTTATAGGATTTGTAGACTATATGTCAAGAGTCGTAAAGACTAACCAAGAAAGTATTGACTACATCATGAGCTTCTCGGATGAGTCATTTAAAAACATGTCTGAAGAAGAAAGATGTAGTCTATTGAATACTATGTATCATGTAGGGAATAATATCCAAGACTTCTTTGGGGGTGGTGAAAATAGTATTGCTAGCAAACTGCAGAGTGCTATTGAAGATAGAAAAACTTCTAGGCTTAATAACAAGCAGCAGATAGCCCTATCTTCTATGGAGGAAAAGGTAGACGACCTACTTAAACAACTAGGAAGACAGCAGAAGTACTACAGAAATATTGGAACTGTATTAACAGCAGACCTTATCCTAGAGTACAGTACCCCAGATATAAACGATCAGATAGATATTCTAATTGATAATATCAAGACTAACAACCGTCTCATTGCTATTAAAAAAGATGAAGAGTACTATAGTCTAAAAGAAGATCTTAAGGAAAAGAAGATCACTCAAGAGGACTACGAAAAAGCAATGATAGAGCTTAATATAAAGCAACTTAAGAATAAAAGAATTACACGTGAGACTCTCATAAATGAACTTAGAGAAGCACAGCTTGATAAGTCTGCTTACTCTTTGTACATGGATCCACTGATCTACTCATCACAAGCATCACTGCAGTTATTTACTTCTATGGTAAAGAATAAACTTTACCAAGCATCAGCCGATACTAGAGATGTTATAGATGAGCTTGCTCCTGCTTATAAAGAATATGCAGCTTTTAAAGGATCAGATCTCAACCCTACTAGCTTTAACTCTGATATCTTAGAAACTCAGACTTATTATATACGTGATGAGCAGACAGGAAAAATGAAGCCTATGCAAATGCTAAGCTTTGTCCAGCCTTATAACGTAACTAAGTTCCATGAGGATGAGTACGAGATGAGAAAAGGTTTAAAGGCAAAGTATGCTCAACCTGAATATGGTACCCCAGAATATAGAGACTGGGCTAAAAGTGAGGCAGGTGCTAGATTCTTTACAGAGGTAGCTAATTGGTATAAGAAGAATACAATTGTAACAGAAGAAGGAGTTAAAGCTGTAGCAGATCTTGATGCTAGGATTAAAGATCTAAATAAAAAGATGGTTGGAGTACAGTCTAATCCTGACCTTACAGCTATATACGAAGCTCATAAGATGGACCTTCTACAACAGAAGGCTAGAATGTACGATGCCAAGAACGAACAGTACAAGGGAGTAGCAGTTAGACCAAACTCTAACTATGCTAATCCTAAGTATGCTGCTCTAATGTCTGACCCTAATTCTCCAGCAGCTAAGTATTATACAGCTCTTCTCAAAGTTTATCATGAACATCAAAAGGTATGTGGTAAGCAGATCCCACATAAAAATGATTGGGATAAAGTATCTTATGTAGTCCCTTCAGTAGAAGCTCAAGGTTTAGAAAAGTTGCAAGGAGATAACTACAATGTATTCAAGTCCACAAAAGACTTTGCAAATAGAGAGTTTGCATTCCTTTCAACAGATGATTCATACGGTGCAGTTATCAATGCTAACAAAGAACAACGTAACAAGATTGTTCCAGTGCACTACATCAATCCAACTGAAGCTAGATTTGTAAGTCATGATGTTGGGTCTACAGTTGTACTGTATGCTGGTATGGCTAACATGTTCAAGAGAAAGTCTCAGATTACAGGAGCTGTAATTATGATGAGAGATCTTGTAGAGGGAAGAGAGATACTTGAGAAAAATGTACATGGTAATCCTGTACTATCTGCAGCTGCTAAAAAAGCTGGGGTTAATAGATTTACTAGAAAGGATGGAGTATCGAATAACTTCCAACACTTATCTGAATTTATAGATAAAGAATTCTTTGGGGAAAAAGAAATTAAACAACAGTTTAATGTCTTTGGAAAAGTACTTAGTGCAAATAAGATGGTAAATAAACTTGCCACATTCTCAGCACTAAATACACTTGCATTGAATGCTCTGCAAGCAACTAACCAGTTCTTAATTGATAATGAAAAACTAGCAGAAGAAGCAGTAGCTGGTCAGTTCTTTAATACTAAGAATCTTACTTGGGCTAAGGCAACATACACCAAGTCTATGCTATCTGGAGAAACTATATCAGATGCAGGAAAGTTTAATAAAGAAACAAAACTTGCTAGATTTATCCAAGAGTTTGACTTGCTAGGTGGAGAGCTTGGAGCATTTGCTGATAAACGTACAGGCAACAGAGCCCTTAAAGCAGTAGATACTCAAAGCTTATTCATACTACAGCACATGGCTGAACATGAGACTGCTGTAACAAGAGGATTAGCTTTGGCTGATACATATAAAGGTAAACTAAAAGATAAGAACGGGGAGGTAATCAAGAATGATGATGGGTCAGAAGCTAATCTATATGATGTGTTTACTCAAGATGCTAACGGCAAGTGGAAGATAGACTCTAGAGTAGCCAACTTCAAGCCTATCCAAATGATTAACCTTGCATCTGGGGTATACAAGAAAACTAACCAGATTAAGACCAGCATTGATGATCCTATCATAAATAGAAGATGGTATGGTAAAGCTCTTTTGATGTACCGTAGATATTTCCAACCAGGTTTACGAAGAAGGTTTGGATATGGAGACCAAGTCCATTTAGATACTGAAGTAAATGGAATTACTGAAGGTATGTATACAAGCTTTGCCAGATATGCAAAAGAGTCTTTCACTAAAGGATTAAAGTTTGGTAGTGTATATCAAATTTTAACTCCGATGGAAAAAGCAAATGTTAAACGTACTAGCATGGAACTTGGATTCTATGTAGCAGCAAGTACAATAGCAGCTTTAGCTATAGGCATGATGGGAGAAGATGATGACGATGATGATTATGCAGCAGCATTTGTAGCCTATCAGGCTAAAAGGATTTCATCTGAACTAACTCAGTTCTATAACCCTATGGAATTCTATCGATTTGCTTCATCCCCAACAGCATTATCTAAGCCTTTCATTAATAGTGTAAAGCTAGCTGACCATTTGTTATTCAAAGAAATTCCATACAGAATTGGATTGAGAGACGAAGATGGTATTTACTATGAAAGAAAAGCTGGTAAGTATGAAAAGGGAGATCTCAAACTAACTAAGATGTTAGAAGATCTTGCCCCAATACTTAGAGGTTTAGATAAATCATCTAATCCTCAAGAGGCTCTTAAATTCTTTATTGCTCCTCCAGGAGTATCGTAATGGGCTTGAAAAAGGGGCTTTCGCCCCTTTCTTATTGCTCTTTTATTTTGAGCCTATCATTTTCTTCCATCAGCTTCTTAAGATACAGAGCTAAGTCAAGAGCTTCTTCATAGGCATGTTGCAGCCACTCTTGTTTAGATAGGTCCTTCCTATCCATAGTTGTACCATAAGTTGCTAATCCTCTTTCTTCACGGATCTTTAGATCCATGATTACTGATGCTAATAAGTTACTTGGTTCTTTCATATCCAATTAATTGGTTGTGAAAGATAATCATTAGCTTTCATAAAACAATTACTCCCAACAAATCCAGCTTTCATACTTCCATATACTTCAGCTGCAGGATGTGGTGCAGTAATTACAACATGGGATTTACTTTGATTCATATTCGTAGACTTAATTAAATCTTGGAATCTGTTTTGTGCATATTTACCCCATAAGAGGAATACAACATTGTCTTTCTCTTGAATCATCTTACCTACCATCTTATCTACAAAGCCTCTCCACAGGCTTTCATGAGAGTTAGGATGACCCTTTACTACAGTTAATGTTGTATTGAGAAGTAGCACCCCTTGTTTGGCCCAGCTCTCTAAGCTAAAGTCAAAGTTAGGGAGTTCTTCTTCTCCATGTTCCAAACATAGCTCTTTATAAATAACTCTAAGACTTGGGTTAATCTTAAACCCTTCTCTAACCCCAAAGGCTAGACCTGTTGCAGCTCCATTGTGATACGGATCTTGGCCAATGATGACTGCTTTTAAATCTTTGAGTTGTGTCAGTTCAAAAGCTCGAAGAACCTCTGGACTGCTTGGGTAAACAATCCTAGAGGTTCTCTCTGCTTTTAAAGTTGACTTGAGCACTTCGTATTCAAGACCGAGCTCTTCAGTTACTTGCTGATAAACTGGAGCCCAATCCCCTAATTGTTCAAGTACTTTTGACATTAGATTTTCTTTCTACAATAGATTTAGGTGTGTAATAATACTCTGGATCAAATCTTTCTTGGGACATATCAAGTGCTGAGTGCAATTCATTCTCTGCAGGGATGATACAGTCTAGCTTCTCTTCGAGCTCAGCCTTTAGAATCTGAGACTTGAATAGAACTCTAGCAGTCTGACCATCCATATTAAACCCGTGGTAATCTAGAATCTTTAACTTCAAGAAGTCATCGATCTTAGAATACTCACTCCTCATCAAATGCTCATAGGCACTCTGTGATGTATCAGGAACTTCAAATACAAATAGTACATGACTCGAGTCAGTGTCAATCTTGTACTTAAATGTTCTGAATGCACACAGTGCAGCTTCAAACTTCAAGAACAATACATCCCCTGAGAATCTGTACAGCATTGCAATGATGTTCTTATCATCTTGAGTCTCTACAAAAGCATTAACGAAATACTTATCCCACAAGAATAATTCTCTGTTGCCTCCCAGTAGAGGAGCAGCAAAGATTGAGGACAGATTTGTCCTGGCAATAGATAAGTCATAGCCTTGTGCAGGATTATTTGGATCTCCCCCTGCAGTTAGTTTCTGAATTACATTAATCTTATAAGGAGTCTTTAGCTTAGGTCTAATAACCTGCCCGATATAGTAATCCAACTCTACACCTTCTAGCTTAATGATATCATCAGATTCATTATAGATTGGTTTGAATTGTTTTATATCTCCAGACAATCTAACTGTCCTAGCATTGACAATGGTTAGAAAGGATTTACCAGGTTTCCCAGGGGGGAGATTCAGGGGCTGATTCTGTTGGCTCATTCTCTTCAGGTTTAGAGTTAATACATATTAAAGACTGTAATTCAGGTAGTTCCAGTTTAGTTTCTCGTAGCACATCTTCCTTAGTCTTAAGTAGATACACCAGTCGAAAGTTAATGAAGAACTGTTCCAAGCCTTCAACTACTCCAAACTTTTCTACGTATTTTCTCAATACAAACCCTTCGATTTCTTTCTCACGATCCTTCAGCCAATTCTCTGCTGTCTTGATTCCTACACCTGGGATGCCTTGGATGTTATCCGTGCTATCCCCCATTAAAACTTGTTTCCATAAAAATTTCTCGGCATCTGTTTCACTAGTTGTCACAAACTCTACTTTCTGATAATTAAAATGCTTGCCTATACACTGATGCAGTACATCCTTATCGGGAGAACAGATTACAACTTTATAATCTCCATTGTTTACTCCATAGTAAGCAACAAGATCATCAGCCTCTAATCCTTCAAACTCCACAAAGGTGTACCTCTGCTTCAAGTACTCTCTGAGTGCATAGAAGATAATTGGTTTGGGACGATACTTACGATTAGCTTTATAAGTTGGGGAGACTTGATATCTATATCCACTCTTCCCTGTTAGAAAACCAACGTAAGCATTAGCATTACAATTCGTAAGGATAGTCTCTACTCTAGAGTCAATACCACTTAAGGCTTGCTCTAGAGTAGGCTTATCCATCTCGTAATATAATAAGCTATCCCCGTCAATTAGACAAATCGTACTCTCTTGTCCTTCTGTGTCTATACGGTCGATCATAGCTTATAATGAATTTAGTTCGTCTTGTTCTTCTTGAAGTTTCTTTGCTTTCTCCATAGATAGAGCAACAGCTTCCTCTCGCATCTTATCCCACTCAGCATCTGTCATAGCTGCATAAGTAGAAGAGTGGTAGATAGAGCCATTAACTCCAGCTAAACTTGAATGAACAAAATACTGTAAACATCTTACTGCACCAGTCTCATCATCAGGAATAGCACCGATGTGCATTGGGTCAACAAACACGTTGTGAATTTCACCACCATATCCAGAGATATACTTCAGACCACCGAAGTGCAAACCTGGGACACAAGATTGATAATCATTAGTATTTACCTTATCCCAAGAATCAAGACGATGAACACAACCTACCTTGATGAAGTGGCCTGGAGTTCCATAGCCATTAGCTCCCTCACAATAAAATGCATCACCACTATTCCCCATAACTGCTGGCTCAAACAATCTGTCTTCTACAAACTCTGGCAATCCTTCTGACTCAATCTCACCAGTGTCTACGTTGAAAGTTCTCTTGTAACGGTCATGAACCTCACCAGTCTCAGGGTCATACTTATGTAGAATCTCTCTTGATACCTTATAGCCATTCAAGAG